ATGAACAATTCACGGCCGCATCAGGCAGTGGCCGACGTGCCTGCCCTGACATTCACCGGGGAACGCTATCTTCCGGAGCTTGTCGGCGAGATACGGCAGGAACACATGCATCGTTACGCCTGGGCGCTGGCGACGGTCGAGGGCCTCGACGTTATCGATGTCGCATGCGGCGAGGGGTTCGGTTCCTCCATGCTGGCCAGCCGGGCGCGATCGGTGATCGGCGTCGACGTCGCGCAGGACGCGGTGGATCACGCCGCGGCGCGCTATGAGGCCGGCAACCTTCGCTTCATCTGCGCCGACGCGGCCGAGATTCCGGTGCCCGACGCCTCGGCGGACGTCGTCGTGTCGTTCGAGACGATCGAGCACCTGTCGGACCAGGGCAAGGCGATGGCCGAGATCCGGCGCATCCTGCGGCCGGGCGGCTTCCTCGTCATGTCCTCTCCGGACACCGAGATCTACGCCGTCAAGCAGGGGCACGCGAACCGGTTTCACACGAAGGAGCTGACGGGGCCGGAGTTCGCCGCGCTGCTCCGCCGCGAGTTTCCGGCGGTGCGCCTGTTCGGCCAGCGCCTCTCCGTCACGTCGTCCATCCTTCCCTGCGACGGCGATGGCGACGGAACGGCCAGCGTCAACCGCGACGACGGCACCGTGGAGCGCTCCGCCCGGGAAATCCCCTCGACGATGTATCTCCTCGCGCTTGCGGCGGCCCGCGAGGACTGCCTGCCGGATGTGTCCCCGTCCTTCCTGGTGACGGCAGGCTACGACGTCTATTGGGAAATGCGTGACCGGGAAGCCCGGATGCAGGCCGACTGGGAGCGACTGCAGGCCGAGGCAATCGCCCTGCAGCAGCTCGACAAGGCGCGGATCATCCTCGCCAGCGGTCTGTTCTCGCCGTCCTTCTACCAAGCGCAGGCGCAGCTGCCGCCGCAGAGCGGCGTAACGCTCGCGCTCGACTATCTGAACCGCGGCGAGGCGGCAGGGCTGCAGCCCTCGCCGCTCTTCGACCCGGTGCATTACCTAGCCAGCAACCCCGACGTCGCGAAGGCCGGCCTCAGCCCGCTGATGCATTACGTCCAGTACGGCATCGGCGAGGGACGCCTGTCAAAGGCGCACAGCATGATCCGGCACGTTCGTTGACCGGAAGGTTAGCAGCCCAAGGGCAATCGGGCTCGTGATTGCGGCTCGCCAATGCACGTTGCTTTTTTTGTGATTGACGTTGCCCCACCCGACTGAATTGGCCACCCTACCTTCGGTAGGGGTGAGTCTGCGTGGCGAAGACAACTTTGAAGGCTGCGGTGGTGCGTGGAGAGGGCCGTTGGTTCTTAAAACTCTGGTGGGTGGCCTCAGCAAGTCAGCAGCACCCGGGTGCATCACCGTCTCCGGCTCATCTCATGCCGCAACTCCTGGACTTCTTCCTTGTGGTCGATGACGGCCCGCGCATGCTCCTCGATGGCCTTGGCGAGGATCCGAACCACCTCGGTGTTGACCTTCGTCGCCTGCGCCGCCTCGGTGGTTGCGATGGCTTGACCGGTGACTTCCTTCGTCAGATTGCCGATCGCCTGCGCGTCGATGAAGTCGGTCAGCACTTCCACATTAGCCGGCGGATGCGGCGCCTCCCCCTTTCCCTTCTTCAAGCCCAGCCCCGCCGCCAGACCGAGGACTAGGATGACGATGGCGTTGGCAAGCTTCTCGACGTCGACGCCGGCGAGCCATTCCCACATTCTCACCGCCTCGCCATGTTCTTTCCGACGTCCGACCAGGAGCGGTAGACGTTGACGATTTCGAGCAGCACCATCGTCGACCAGCCGACGACGCCGGAGAGGGCCCCACCGCTGTAGAGCGCTGCCATCAGGAAGCCGAGGCTGACCTGCGACCAGATACCGACCCCGACCACTGAGGCCGCGGCGCGAATATGCGGCGAGAACGCGAAGCCGGCAAAGGTGCCGTTGATGACCAGCGCGGCCAGGCGCATCAGGCTGCAGCCGATGAATATCCACGCCCACCCGGCCTCGCTCGCCCAACGCGCCAGATAGGCATATGACGGCGAGACCTCGAACATGTCCGGCATGAGCTGCAGCACCGCCGCAAGGCCGAGCGGCGGCCAGAGCATGATCCACTCGGTGACCCGGATCGGGAAGTGGTCGGCGACGCCGCGATAGATGCGAAGTAGCGTCATCGCTCTATCGGCTCCTCACCATCGGCCGCCAAGGCGCCCATCCGACGACGCAGCCGTCGCGGCCGAGAAGCTGCACCTCGAGCCCACCATCGCGCCCCACCCGGACCAGGCGCGGAGCCGGCGGGCAGACGGCGTCAGATAGCCGCTTGGGAGGCTCAGGAGGCGTTTGCCTGGCTCGGGCGTCCGAAGACAGCCAGATGACGGCCAGCCCAGCCAGGAAGGCTGCCACGGCCAGAGCAGCGAGGCGCCAGGGGCGATTCATCGCCGCACCGCCTCGATCTGCTTCTGCACATGCGGGAGAACCAGGTCGCGGATCGTGCCGTCGTCGAGGTGGAGCTTGTCGAGCGTGTCCGGGACCGAGGTGCGCATGTAGGCGATGGCCGCATCGAGCGGCACCGTCTTCGCGCCGCCCAATGCGGTTTTCGCCCCGCCGGCACGCGCAAGCGCGGTCAGCGCCGCATTCTCCAGAGCCGACTGCAGGATCTTCGCCTGCTCTGCGCTCTTGATAACCTTGTTCGCCTGGAGCCAGGCCACGGCGGCCGGAATCGCGATCGTGGTCAGGACCGTCGCCAGCAGCGGCAGGACGACGGCGAGCGTGATGTCGAGAGCGTTTTCCATGGTCATGCCTCGTTCTGGCTGATGGCGCCGGTCGCCGCCTTGGCAACCGATCCAGTGGCGGTGCTGTCCGTCTTCGGCCAGCGGGCGCCGAGGAAGCGATCCTTCGCCATCCGCGTCACGCTGATCTGGTTGGATTGGTTGCCGCCGAGGACGTGTTAGGTGCCCGCGTCCTCGCCGACATAGAAGGCGACGTGGCCGGAGATGCCGTTCCGTGAGCCGCGCCAAAAGACCATCACCGCGCCGAGGCGGGGCTTGGTCTCGACACCGAACTTGAGCCAGTTGCGGGCGAGGTACGGGTTCTCTGGGATGGCCTCATTCGGCAGCGTCAGCTTGATCGCCGTCTGCACGAAGTCGCCGCACCACGGCAGCTTGCGCGGATCGCCGAGCGTCGGGCCGTCGGAGCGCAGCCAGGCGGCGAGCTCGGCATAGTCCTTGACCTCGTGCAGCCCCGTCACCGACCGCGCCTCGACCATCCACGCCGGCTCGCCTTTGACGATCGGCCTGGCCTTCGCCCTCGCGTCTTCGTCGAAGAGCATGTGCAGGGTCTGGATCACAGGGTACGGCCGGGCGACGAATCCATGCGCGGCCTTGAAGTCGGCGAGCGCCGCTTCGGTGTTCGGCCCGGCATCGCCGTCGATCTTGCCGGCGTAGTACCCGAGCTCCTGGAGGCGGGTCTGAACGGACTGGACGATCTGTGTCGACATGACAGTCTCCGTTGCGGTCACGAAAAAGCCCGCCGCGGCAGGACCGAGACGGGCTCAAGAAAAAAGGCACCTCGTGGGCGCCGGATCGGATGTCAGAGTGCGAGCGGCCTACCAGACCGTCTGCCAGGTCGCGCCCCACATGGACGGCGTTTCCGGCGGCGTCGGGTTCTGGATCTGGCGCTCGAGCGCGTCCGCCAGCGACTTGAGCGCCTGCAGCAGCGCAACAGTCTCTTCCTGGTTCAGGGGCATGGTAGGTCTCCATAGAAAAGCCCGCCGCGGCGAACCGGACGGGCATGAGGGAAAGCGTTGATCGCCCGAATGGGCTATGCGACCTTCACCATGAGCAGGCCGATATCAGCCGCACCAGCAGAGGATCGTGGATGCAACCGAGATACAAAACGTGGCCGATTGCCGAGGCCCCCAAAGCCGAAAGCTTCGACGATCGAATTCTCGTCTGGAACAAGTCCCGGATGGAAGGTCCGCGAGAAGCGTGGAAGAAGGACGGCAAGTGGGTGACGTGGGCGGGACCGCTTTACGGTGAATCGCCGCTCGGCTGCGAGCCCACGCACTACTGTATTGAGGACTGATCCTCTGGCCCGGCGCCGGGTGATGTCTTGCATTGAAAGCGGAGCCGCCGCATAGGTCAGGAATGACCAACGCTCTGCTGCCCTGCTATCTCGATGAACCGTTGCCGGAACGCTTTGTCGTCGGCGCCGGAAACGTCTTGCTCCTAAAGGGATGGGCCTACAGCCCATTCTCCCGTCTGGCGTCCCTGTCGGTGACGGTGGGCGGAAAGACATACCCGGTCCCGAACCACTCGATCGTGCGTCACGACGTCTTCCACGATCAGTTCTCCGAGAGAGACCGCGAGGGAAACAGTCTCCTCAGCGGCTTCTTCGCGATGGTCCCGGTGGAGTCCATCAAGGAGGCGTTCAGTGCGACGGTGACGTTCACGGCCATCTCCGTTGACGGGAGACGTTCGGAAAGAACGCTCGGCTCTATCTGGATGGAGCCCTCCGCCAGAGAGCCCCTGACAGTGCAGTGGCCGGATGACGGGCCAAAAGTCGCGATCTGCATGGCGACGTACAACCCGCCCGCCGCGCTGTTCCGCCGCCAGATCGAAAGCCTGCGTTTGCAGACGCACAGGAACTGGTTCTGCATCATCACCGACGACCAGTCGCCCGCCGCGGCCTTTCAGGACATGCAGGAGGTGATCGGTGACGACCCGCGCTTCGTCCTCCTGCCTAATGACCAGCGCTTGAACTTCTACCGGAACTTCGAGCGCGCCATGTCGCTCGTGCCGCTGGACGCTGATTTCGTTGCCCTATGCGATCAGGACGACCGGTGGGATGATGACAAGATCGAGGCGCTGCTGTCGGCCTTCGATGACAGCACCCAGCTCGTCTATAGTGACTGCCGGCTGACAGACGGCGAAGGCACCGTCCTCGCGGACACCTTTTGGCACAACCGCCGGAACAACTACCGCAATCTCCAGGCCCTGCTTGTTGCGAACACCGTGACCGGCGCCGCCAGCCTCTTTCGCACGTCCCTTCTCGACAAGATCCTGCCGCTCCCGATGAGGATAGGCGACGCCTATCACGACCACTGGATGGCGGTAATAGCCATGGCCGAAGGCGGCATCGGCTATGTCGACCGGCCGCTCTACGACTATGTGCAGCACGGCGCCAACGTCATCGGCCACAACTACGGCTCAGGGCATCCTGGGTTCACTCGGTACGGGCTTGCCCTGCTCAGCCGCATCCACTCACCCCAGAGATTTCTGGAGGCCACCCGTATTGTCCTGAACAATGGTTCGAGCGCCTTCCCCTTCGTGGTGAGAACCGCACTTGTCAGCCGTGTCGCCTTGCTCCGCAGCGACCGAGTGAAGCCGAAGCGCAAACGCATTCTGGAGAAGTTCGCCCGCTACAACGAAAGCCTATGGGTTCCCTTCTCCGAGAAGGCCTTGTCATTGGTCCAGCGGCGACCGACGCTCAATCTTGAGGGCTTCCTGCTGTTCTCTGCTGTCGCGACGAGAGCCTTCACCGCCCACCATACCAGGCGGCGCCGTGAGTCCGTCGCTCCGCCCCCGCCTGCGCCCGCACCTCCGCCCGCGCCGCACGTCTATATCGACGAGATACAGACGAATGTCCCCCGCATGAACGCCATGCAGAGGCTGTTTTTACAGCATCCGGTGGACGGTTAGGTCTGCCGCTGGAGAAGCGCCGAGGAGTTCCGGTAGAGATAACCTACCTCAACTCCGGCGGACCCTGCGTCAACATCGTTGCCCGCACTGGGCAGCGGCCCCAACTTCACCTTCGCTGGCAGTTCGACATACGCTTCGCCACCCGAAACGCCGAACCGCGCGACCTTCACACCTTGCGCGTAGAACTCCGCGACACCGGGGGCGACGTAGGTGAACCCCATCGACGGATCGCTAGAGAATGCGAGGCCAGGACGAACGCTTGAGCCGTCTGCAAATCGCTGACGAAACGGCATCCGACCATTGAGGCGCTGGCCTGGGTCGGCTGCGAGGAGGGCGCCGGTCCCAGCCATATAGTTGATGATGCTCCCGAGATAGAACTCGTCTGCAAAAACAGAAGGCATGACGTTGATGCCGACCTGACGCGCCCCCTCGCCGCTCAGCTCCAGATCCTTCGCGCCGATGGCGAAGCAGATTTTGTTCGGGTCTTTGGCTCCGAGCTGGAGCACCGTGCCCTTGTCATTGATGACGGCGCGAAGATGCGTGTCGGTGAAGTAGGACCGCGCGACGCGCCCGAAATAGCAGACGGTGCTGTCTTCCATGTCATCGAGCAGGATGGGCGTCCCGCCGTTCTGCCCCGCGATCTCCGCCTGCATGCCCGTCGTCATGCCATGGATCTGGCAGCCAATGAACTTCAGATTGATCGTGATCTTCTCGTTGGCATTGCTGTCGGCCCAGATGAAGGTCTTGTTGTCGCTGTCGCGGATCATCAGGCCGAAGAAATACATGTTGTCGACGAGGGTCGTCGGCGTCGAGTTGTCGATCTTGAGCAGCGGATCGTGCCACGGGATCATTCGCCAATAACGGTTTCCCGGCGTTTCGTTATTGACCGTGAAACCGGCGTGGGGGTTCTTGTCCGTATTGTTGACTAGGCACTGGTAATACTCGTAGTTCCCTCGCACCCACTTGCCGGCGTTGGCCATGTCCGTGGGATCATTCCCCGTGTTCGCATCGATGATCGAGCGATAGGGCTTACCCCCGTAGCTGACGCAATCTCCGGACGCGTACGTGGTACCGGCGCTCCAGTCGGAATAGCCGACACGCACGCGATCGCCGACAGAATACGCCTGCCCGGCTGTCCAGCTTCCGAATCCGCCGGCCTCAAACCACGCCTCGTTGCGGTTCTGGCCGAGCGTGAGAATGGTGGAGAGGAAGCTGCACTCGAAACCGCCGTCGATCTCCAGCGCCGTACCGTAAGACCGGGCAACGTAGATTTCGGGAAACAGGCAGAGGTAGGGATTGAAGATTTTCACGCCCCGGCTCTGCCACTCGCAGTCCAGTTCCAGCCGCTCGATGTTCGGTCGAAACCCGACATTGTTGTTGATGACGGGGCCATTGTCGAAGCGGAACTCGATCAGGAAGTCATCATGCTCCCCGTGCGGGCTGATGCGCCCGAGGCAGTTGAACGTCGCGCGCTTCTTGTCCCACACGAGCTTCTGCGACGTGCGCAGAACCCCGTTCGGGATTATGAAGCCGTACCCGTCGAGGTCGGGGATCATGTCGATGGCGGCCTGCGTTGCCGCGAAATCGTCAGCCTCGTCGTCCATGTTCGCGCCGAACCACATCGGGTTGACGGACAAGCCGTCCCGCTGACGAACCCACGCGCCAGAAGCACCAGAGGGGTCGCTGTCGGGCGCGATATAGATGCCATGCAGCGGATCGGACGTGACGAGCGCGGAAAGGTCGCCGGAGACGAAGGCGAACTGTCCGGCCCTGCCGTTTTCCTTGAGGTAGGCGGATGCGGCGGAGGGGTGCAGTTCCGCCAGTGCTTCTCGCGTGTCGACGCGAACAAGCCGCCCCGAGACCTCAGCGTCGATCGTCGTGAGCGCCTCCCGCAGGCGGCCGACATCCTCGTTCCGAGGATTATTCGCCACGTTCGGCAGCGGCAGGTCGAGATTGGGCGTGCGATCGTCAATCAAGGGTCAGCTCCGGACACGAAAAAGCCGCCTCGGATGGGCGGCTGGTGGATGGTCGAGGATGGTTGGAGTCAGGCCGGCGCGTCAGGCCAGACGATGCCCGCGGGATCGCTGTTCTCCTGCGGCACATCTCGGAGCGCCGTCCGATAGGTGGCCCATGCCGATCGCTGCACTTCCGAAAGCGGCGCGTCCGGCAGCATCGTCCAGTCGCTCTGCCGCAGTCGCTGATCGCGCTGCATGCGGATCGCGTCCCAGGAGGGGCCTGACGGCGGTGGCGCGGCTTTGAAGCCGCTGCCGTTGCGGATCATTCCAGCCTTCGTGCCGGCCGGAAGTTCCTCGAACCCCAGCCGCTCCGGATAGAAGTCGGTGATGCTGGATCCGTCCGGCAGCACGGCGGTCTCGATCACGGCGTTGTCGACGATGCGTCCGACGAGCATGGTGAATTCCTCAGTATTCGATGAGAACAAGGCCGGCGCCGCCGGTGCCGCCCGCGGCGTTGGCGCTGGCTCCGGATCCGCCGCCGCCGGAGAAGGAGCCGTTCAGCCCCCCCGTCGAGACGTTCGGTCCAGAGAAAGACCCGCCGTAGGAGGCCCCGCCGAAGCCGCCGACCGTGATCACGTCGCCGACCCCGTTGACGGTGTGAAAGCCGATGCCGCTGTTGGAGAGGGAAAGGTTCAGCGATCCCCCGGAGCCGGAGCCGGACGTCGCCGACGTCCCCTGAATGCCGCCTACGCCGGCGCCGCCGCCGCTGCCGCCAGTTGCGGAAAGGCCGAGAAAGCTCGTCGTGCCACCGCCCGAGCCATTGCCGGAGCCTGCCGAGCCGCCAGCGCCCCCCGCTCCGACAGCGAAGTTGACCACCTGGCCGGGCGTAACGTCCTGCCATCCGGATGCGTATCCGCCAGGCCCGCCTCCAGCGCCGGCAGACTGCAGCCCATCTGCACCGCCGCCGCCAGCCCCGCCGCCCCAGAGCGTCACGAAGACGCGCGTGATGTCGGCGGGAACGGTCCAACTCTGCGCCCCGGGCGAGCCATAGGCGAGGCGGATGCGGGAGCCCACTTCCTGCGTGGTGATCTTCTGCAGAGCCTGCCACAGTTGCGTAAGATCCTCGGGGGACGGATCGAGCCCCGCCTCCTCGATGACGTGGACGATCTCCTCCATCGCCTGCGTGAAGGCCTCGTGCTTGACGGCATGGCCCTTCACGCCGGCGGCGCGGTTGCGCCACGGCTCGGCGACCTCGGTGAGCGTGTAGGGATCGAGGGGAAGCTGTCTGTCCATGGTCTACTCCCAGGCGGAGGGCCAGATCGACGGCCATCCGGAGAAGGTTGTGAGGGCGGAATAGTCGAAGATCGGCCGGTAGACGGCGGGCAGGATCCTCACGAACAAGCACTCGACGCTGTCGGCCTGGTCGAAATCGTAGAGCGGCGTGTATCCCGCTTCGCCGACACCCGCCTCGAAGCCGTACTCACCCGCGCCGAGCACCCAGAAGACGACGCTCCAGTCCTCTTCCGGAGGCCCCGTCTCGTCCGGCCCGCCGCACTCGAAGCTGCCGGCCTCGCAGGTCACCGGCTCCTCGATCACCACCGAATGGCCGAGCAGCGCCGCGAGGTTGAGGAAGTCGCCGGGCGTGATCGTCCCCGTGGACGTCACCTTCTGGCGAAGCCAGAGATAACGGGCCTCGTCGGACTGGAAGATGCGCACGCAGGCTTCCGGCAGCCCGTACTCCGCCTCCCAGTCGGCCAGTGAGCCGACCAGCGAGACGGTGGTTGAATCCATCGTGACGCGCCAGAGATCGGCATAGAGCGGCGCGAAGCCGTCCATCAGCGCCCGCCAGAACCGCGCCAGCGTGCTGTTGCCGTCGAGAGACGCCCCGTCGGGCGTGCCCCAGGCTGCGCCCTTCGGCAGAACCGACCAGGCGCCGGGGGCGAGATCCTCGCCCCGCGGGTCGGACAGCGCGTCCGCCATCTGCCGCGGTACCGCCGCCACCGCGGTACGTGGCCAGAATGTCTGCTCGACCCCGTCGCGACCGGCCGCGAAATCGGCGCCCTTGAGTGCGTGCCATTTTGACATCAGGCGAAGGTCACTGTTCCGAGCGTGGCGAGGACACCGGTCCCGAAGGAGATATCGGCGGCGGGCGAAACGAGGACGTGACTCTCCTCGCCGACCGCGTCGGAGATCGCCTCCGAAATCCACGACCGCGACAGCACGAATGGATCGTCCGGCAGGCCGGGCCGCACGCGCTCGGCGAAGACGGTCGCCAGCGCCGTTTCGACGTTGAAGCGGGTTTCCACCGTGTCCGGATCGAGGTCGATGACGATCGCCACCGGCGTGGGCGTCGGCGCATGGACCCTGAGGTCCCGCAGGCCGATCAATCGGCGCGACAGGAGATCGGCTTCAACGGCATCGACCTCCGCCCCGCTCGGCACGGCGCCGCCGGTCGACAGGAACCAGACGCCGACCGAGCCCGGCCCGTTCACCAGGCGCCGCGCCCATGCCCTGGACACGAAGGGAAGCGCCCGCGCCCACCGCTCGTAGTCGGCCTCGGCGCCGCCCTGCGGCGGCTGTCGCTTGCGCTGCAGGACGCGGCTGCGCAGGCTGTCGACGCTCTCGACGTCGGCGCCGCCGGACAGGCCGCCTGTCGCGACCACCGCCGAGCTGGCGAGGCCCGGAAACAGGCCGGGCTCGGAAAGTGCCAGTTCCTCCTCGGCCTTGCGGTTCGTCCGCAGGCCGGTCGCGACCGCTTTCACCGGGATCGTCACGGTCCCGGCTTCCGAAACGGTCACGCTCGCGATGGAACGATAGGTCACGCCGCCGGAGAGATAGACCAACCCCGCCGGAAAGGTCAGGCCCGGCGTGCCGGTCGAGCGCAGGTTGCCGGCGGCCGCCGAGGCCGCCTTGCGCGCGATGCCGAACTCGTAGGCGTGCCGCTGCTCCAGATGCTCGCCGTCGGCCGTCGACGCGAAGAGCTGCCGGTAAAGCCACCCGGCCCTCAGGTCCATTTCCTTCATCAGGATCGCGAGGACCTTGGCGAAGACGTAGAGGACGTTCTGCGCGATCGTCGCATCGGTGCCGGGAAGTTCGCGCCGGAACGCCGCCCGCACCTTGCCGGATAGCTCAGCGATCGAGCGGCTTTGATACGCCATTCAACTGCTCCCAGAGAACGCCGAAGCGCTGGTTGAAGATCTCGGCGCCGGAGCGGCCGTAAAGCGCGATGGCAAGGTCCAGCCGGTTCCTGGCCGGGTCGGCGGTGGCGACCGCCTCCACCCGGACGCAGACGCCCTGGTCGATCAGCGTCTGCAGCGCGTCGCGCGCATGATCCTCCGCGAGCCGCGGCGTCTCGCTGTCGTCGACGGTTCGCCGTCGCAGCAGCCAGAGCCGCGAGCCGAGTGCCGTCTCACCGCCCCGAAGGTCGAAGCCGTCGCCGGGCCAGCCCTTGTTGATATCCCCGTCTCGCAGTTCGTCCGCGTCGACCCTGATGTCTGTCATCAGGCAGATCAGCACGGCCGTCGCGATCTGCTGCTCCGAGCGCAGGCCCGACCCGGAGATAGCCAGGTCGCCGGTGACGCCGTTCCACACGAGATCCGGCGCGAGTTGCGTCGAGGTCTCGCCCGACAGGGGAATGATGCGGATCGTCACAGCGCGTAGACCTTGGTTGCCGAGCCGACCGCCGCATCGCCGTCACTGTCGATATCGTCCTTGCGGTGGACCAGCTTGCCGCCCTCGCCGCCGAGATGGACCTCGCCCTCGAGGACGATCTTCGGCGCGACGAAGCGGATTTCCTCGTTGGCGACGATCCGCACCGCCGTCTCGACGATGGAGACCGCCTGGCCATAGGCGTCGTAGAGCACGGTATGCCCCGCCCCCATCTTGGGCCGATGCGTCGGGTGCTCGGCGCCGATCAGCAGCGACGTCGAATGATCGCCGCCCATCGCCATCTGCATGCCGACAGATCCGGCAGGAGGGCGCGATGCCATCCCGAACTGCTGTGGCTGAAGGATGCGCTTCGGCGCCGATCCGGCGCGGCCCCGGCCCGAGCCGTAGAGAAAGCCGTCGTCGCGCTCCTCGTCCTCGGAAATCTCGAAACGCGTGAGGTAGGGCTGGAACTGGCTCATTGCGCCGTCACTTCCGCCTCTTCCTCCGGCACAGCCCACGCCTCGTCGGAGGAACCCTGCGATTTTGCGCCGCCCAACGCCCGCGGGTCCGCCAGCGACAACGTCGCCTGCGTCGCCGCACCGTCCCCGTCCTCGCCCGGACCTTGCGTGAAGCTCACCGATTTGATGACCATGTCCTGCCGCAGAAAAATCAGGGGATCGTCCAGCGACACAGACCAGTTGCGCGTCCACAGCCGACCGCCCGCGTCGCGCCATCCGGCAGTCGTCACCTGCGCTTCGCGCGAACGTCCGGCAGCGCGGGAAACCTGCCATTCAGCGCGCTTCTTCGCCTTGTCGCGGCTGATCTCCCCCTCCTGGAGGATCACCTTCGGCCTCTTCCGCCCGACTGCCGGGTCCTTTGCGCGTGCCTCGATCCGCAGAGCCCCCGCACCGTGCCCTTTCGCGGACTGTCCACGCACGATGACCGGGTCATGACGGCCCTTGCCCGACAGCTTGCCGCTCGCTGCGACGATGTTGACCCCGAGCGCCAGGCCGCCGTCGTGGCGCCCCGCCGGCTTGCTCGCGATCACCGCGCGCCCCTGCGGATCGTCGTAGATCAGCAGCCCCTTGGATCGCGCCAGACGCTCGGCAGCCTGGAAATTGGACTCGCCGGGAATGACGCTGAAATCGGGCTCCTTTTCGAAGGCATCTTCGGAAGTCCACTCTATCCCGGCGCTTTCGAACTCCTGCGCCAGCGCCAGAATGTCCTTCTCCTCGGCATAGCCGGTCGGGTGATCGACCGAGCTTTCGACGGTGTCGATCGTCTTTGAAAGCCACTCGATGCCAATCGAGCCGCCGTCCGCCCCGTGCCGGGGCGTCACGTCGCCGATGTAGCCTGTGCCCCACAGCTCTCCGGAGACGAGGATTTCCGCTTCCATGTCGGGGCGCACGAAGAACCCGGCGATCTGCCGCAGGGGCGGAAGAAGCGCCGCGAAAGTCGCGCTGCGCACAGCCGCTTCGGCACTCTCCGTAAGGGTTACCCTGGACCAGTCACCGAACTCCCGCCCGTCGACGACGAGCGTGATGATCTCCAGCGGACCGCCGGTCATCGCGCCAGCGCTTCGAAACCGATCGGCATCAGCAGTGGCGTGCCGATGCGGTTTCTCTCAACCAGCTCGCCGGCACGCTCTGGATCCTCGTAGAGCTCCCAGGCCAGCAGTGTCGACGGCAGCGAAACGCCCGTCTCCACTATGACGAGCGGCGCGCGCGACGCTGCGATGCGTGACAGCGCCAGCGTCGTTTCACCGGTTGCCGCGTCCAGCGCGTTCATGGCCTTGAAGCCCAGCGTGTCGCCGAGCTTCTCGAGGATCGTTTCCGCGACTGCCTTGATGCTGTCGCGTGCAGCGGCCGCGTCCGGCTGCGCCGCATAGTAGATCCGGAGCATCAGCACGCAAAGTGCGCCGGCCAGGATAGATGCGGCCGCGGCCGTCATCGCATCGGCGATATCGGCGTCGATCACCATCGCCTCGAGAGAAGGCGTCAGGCTGGCAGGGTCACCCTCGGCGGCGAGGTGGCGCGCCAGAGCCGCATAGGCCAAGAGAAACAGACCAGGCGCGTTACCCGCCAACGGCACGCTATCGGCAAGAGCGGCAGCAAGGTCGTCGGCACGGCTGCGCTCACGCTGTGCGAGCGCAGCAGGGGTCACGAGGGCAACCAGCTCAGCCGTGGCGGAGATGGCGAAGGCGACGCGGTCTTCCGGCTGCATCATCGCACCGCCAGTGTGATCGCCGTCGAAACTGCGGCGGTGATGACGTCGAAAGCCGCCAGCGCACCATTGGCGTCGAAGGACGGCGCAAATTCCACGCCGCTGCCCGCGCGAACGAACCCGATGTCGAAAGCGATCCAGCCGTTCTTGTCTTTGCGCCGGTCGCGGCGGAAGTCCTCGACATGGGCCAGCATCCCGCCTTCCATCGGCAGCACGAGCCGGCCCGCGCCCGGCGACCGCAGCGCCGCCGTCAGAATCCGCGCCTGTGCGTCGGCGACGTCGCTGGCGAGATAGGCAATCACCGGGAAAACCCGCTCGCGCGCGCCGAAATCCTCGGTCACCGCCGCCTCGCCATAGGCGACATGTTGGATCGCCAGGCGCCGACCGCCGTCCTCGCCTTCACGGTCGACGTGGAACCGAACACCCTTGAACGACGCCGGCAGGAAGGCCTTCGACCAGTCGCGCATTACTGTCCGGCCTCCGGCATGGTTGTCCCGAGATCACGCCCCGACGGTGCGGTGGCTTTGATGGCGCCTGCGCTGGGCATGCTGACCTTCACTGGCGTCTGCAGCGCTGCGCGGATCTGCGCCGCGATGTAGTCGGCAGCACCTCGGATCGCGGCGCCGACAGCGTCGCCCTGAGCCGCAAGCTGCGCACCGCCCTGGGCGATGCCCTCGCCCGCCTGCTGGCCGCCCTGCGCAACCGACTGGCCGCCGACCTCCATGGCTTCGCGCAGCGCGTCGATCCCTTCGACTGCCACGGCACCCTCGTCGCCCTCGTCGCCGAAACGGCCCTCGTCGAACCCGCCGCCGCGCCATCCGGACGATCCTTCGGCGGAATGATCGGGGATGACGATCGGCCCCGGCTGCGTCCAACCCGTCCACTCGTCTTCCGGTGACGGCTGGCGCGCTACACGGTTACGCTCCTCCGCCCAATCCCACGCGCCTGACACCGCGCCGAGAGCGGTATCGGCGACGCTGCCTTCGCGCACCACCGGGCCGAAGCCTTTCGGCGCACCGTCGACACTCTCGCCGGAGAAGGTGCGCCACTGCTCGTCCCCGGGCGTCTCGCTATCGGCAGCCTTTAGGCCGAACGGATCGTTCGTCGCCTTGATGATGGCGTCCAAGCCGGTCGCTGTGGCCTCGATGCCGGCGGAAATATCGTTGACCGCCGTGGCCATCTCCCGGAAGAACGTCGTAAGGGCCGCACCCTCGGTGTCCATGTTGAGGAGGTCGCCGATACGGTCTGCCAGTTCGGAAAGCGCATCCCCCGCCGCGTCCAGAGCCTCGGCATCGATTTCCATGCGAAAAGCATCGAGTCCGTGGCCGATTTCCTGGACGAGGCTGCGCACGCCCTCCAGCCCGCTCTTCAGCGCCGGCATGCCGCTCATCCCGACATCGATCGTCAGCCGCTGTACCTCGTTCTTGAGAAGTTGCCAGCGCGACCAGAAATCGTCGAGCTTGAGGTCGTAGGATTCCCCCAGCGAGCCCTTCCATGAAGCGCGGTCCGCTGCGATCCGCTGGTTGCGGGCCAGTTCCTCGCGCGCCGCCGAAAGACGAAGCACCTCATCGGCGAAGCCCTGCCCAAGGAAGCCGGTGAGCCCTTCCGCAGCCTCGAATTTGTCGAGCTCACCGACCTTGTCGAGGAAAACCTCGATCGCCTTGTTGCCGTCGGACTTCAGCAGCTCCTGGAATTCCGAGAGGTTGCCGACCATGTCCTCAAGCGCGCCGGCGGCCTTGTCCGATCCGGGGGACAGAAGCTTCGACGTCAGCGTGTTCATCATCCGGGCGGCCGTCTCCGGCTCCATCTTGATGTTCGCCAGCGTCGCCGCGTAGGCGGCGGCCTGCTCGGCTGTCAGACCGAACAGTTTCATGTTCGCGCCGGCGCGGTCGAGGAACGCCACGATGTCACGCTCGTCGGCGATGCCGCTGTCGGCAAGCTTGTTGATCAGCCCGAAATATTCCTCCATGCCCTCCATGGTGATGCCCATGGAGACCTTGAAGCCGGCGGCCGCGTTGCCGACTTCCTCGGCACTCATCTCGAACGCGTCGCCCGCCATCGCCGAAAGCCGGGCGAACTCTCGCAGATCGTCCAGCGGCAGACCTGCAGCCGCGCCACGCTCCATGGCCGAAAGGATCTCTTCCAAAGGAACAGCCAGCTCGCCGGACGTCGAGAGCGCCAAGGCTTCCTTGCCGAGCCGCGTCGTCTCGTCGGCGGTCGTCCCGGCCTTCTTCTGGATGCCGGTCAGCGCGCTCTCGAAATCCGCCGACGTGGAGATGAACTTCTGCGCACCGGCCCCCGTCGCGAGAACCGCGACCGCGCGACCTAGGCCGATCATCCGCTGCTCGGTGACCGCTGCAGCCGCGCCCATCCGGTTCATTCGGTCGGCACGCGCCATGCCCCGCTCGGCATTCGCCACCTGACGGCTCTTCTTGTCGACCCGATCGAGATTGCGGGAGACGCTGTCGAAGGCCTTCTTCGTCCGATCGATTGCCGAGAGCTTCAGCCTGGCTTCGATTTCCTTGGCCATGCGTAAGCATCCCTGGCTCTGAACAGTCGACCACTGCTCCAGCAATCATCATTGATGATCCGCCAGAGGAGGCCGAGATGAAGATGGTGACGCGAGAGTCACGCTCGCGATGATGTTGCTGGGTGCCCAACCCGGGATCGATATCTCGGCCCGCTAGCCCCGCCGCTTCGGCTGTCGCTCGTGCCAGCCGACGGCCCGCCTGAACCACCACTCGATACCCGAGAAGGTCAGGTCTTCGACCCGCCCGGCGTCCCATCCGAGCCGGAAGACGAGTTCATCCGCTCGATGTAGGATAGCCTCGCTTTGGTAAAAAAACCGACGACCGTCTCGGCGAGCGCCTCCGCGTCGCCGAGGTCGAGCAGCCCGATCGCGCCGGGCGCCTGCGGCTCCACCAGCAGCATGTCGACATAGCGCCAGATCGCCTCGTCGTCCCGGATCACCACACCGCGCTGGATATCCAGCACAGGTCCGCCGATGCGGCGATCCTTCAGCTTTGGCTCCCGCAAAACGACGCTGTCGAACGGCGGCGTGCCGTGATCGTAGCGCCGGGACAGCTTGATCGTGACGTCCGCCATATCAGGCGACCTTCACGTATTTCTCGGCGTCGATCATGAGCCCGGACACTTCACCATTCGCCCGGTTCTGCGACACGTCGCCGGTGATCATCGCCGAGCCGAACATGTGAGAGATGCCGGTGAAGTCCTCGGTAATGTATATATCCTGGCGTGGGGCGCGCAGCAGCGCGTCGAAGTTCTCGCCGGTGTCTTCGAGCGTCAGTTCCGCGCGACGGGAGCGCAGCGTCACGATACGCGACACCGAGCCGTTCTGGTTCGTCACCACCTCCGTTGAGAGGCCCGCCGTGTTGAGTGTCACCGCAGCCCGCAGGACGAGGCTCTGGCCGCTGGCGAGGCGCAGGCGCATCTCGCCGCCGAAATCGTTTCCAGCCATGTGATCAGCTCCTTATGCCGCGACCGAAGTGGCGGGATACTGCCTGTAGATGACCGCGTTGGCGGCGAAGATGTCGAGCGGGTTGATGAGGTCGAGCGGCGCGTAGACGTCGACCCGATTCGGGTTGTCGCCGTTGCGGCGTACCTCGAGGCGCTGCGCGAACTCCTGGATGTTCTCGAGCACGCCCGGCATCGCAGCCGCGGTGGCCACCATCGTCGCCTTGATGTCCTGCGCCGTGGTGATCGCCAGCAGATCGCCGGGATTGCTGTCGGCGATGGCCGTCTGCCCATGCTCGGCCTGAAGCCGCGCCCGGAAGCGCCGCAGGGCGTACATCAGCTGACCGATTGCCTGGATGTCGCGGAAGGTCGTGTCGACGTTCCCGGCCCCGTCCGTGCGCTGCATGGTGACGATCTTGTCGACCGTCACGTCACCGTTGGCATTGACGCCGAAGGTCGAGACGCCCGACGTCAGCAGGGCATCACGGCTGGCATAGTCGTTCAGCCACATCGACCGCTTGCGGGGCGAAAGCACCTGCTGGACGACGAGACCCGTCTGGTTGCGAGAGACGTTGCCGGTGGCCCCATCCGAGATCCAGGGCACCACGCGGGACACCACACCGGCCAGAAACAGCCAGGGCGGCGTGCCGTTCTCGCCCGCACTGATCTGGGGGATCGTCGACAGGTGGCGTGTGTCCTTCGTGAGGCCGAACGTCGTCAGCCCCGAAAGCGTGTCCGTCTTCACGGTGAAGACGTGTCCGTAGGACTGCCTGTTCCACGCCCATCGTCCGGAGACGTCGTTCATCAGCGTCTCGTAGCGACCGACATTGGCATCGTCGGCGAAGGGCGAGATCGTCCAGTCGAAGGCATCGTCGCCATAGCCGGCCAGGAGACCGGAGAGATCCGGCGCCCCGACGCCGGGCGTTGTCACCGCGAAAGCCACATTGCCAGTGAAGGCGTTGCCGGCGAGGCTGGCCGGAACGCTGATATCGACCGTGGCGGTGATCGCCCCCTTGTGGCGTGCGGTGACGGTGACGACGCCCAGTGCCGCGGTCGCGGTGAAGGGCAGAGCCGCCAGCGTCAGTCGGTTCTGGTAGCCGTTGATCGCCGCGGCCAGCGCGGCAGCGACGTCGCCGACAGCATCCCCGGCTGCAATCTCGACCTGCAGTATCTCGCCGGCGATCTGGATGGTGCCGACACCGCCGGCGGCAGGAACGGCACTCACGGTGATCGTCCGCACTTCGGCGGTGCCGCTGTCTTCTGCCGCGCCGAGCCAGATTTCCTGCGCTGGGGCATTCGCCCGCGCGACCCGGAACATCTCGGCCAGCATCGAACCCTTGCCCGTCAGCGCGATCGCCTCCTGGATCGTCTGCACCGGGGTCAGCGTGTCGAGGGGCAACGCAGCGTCGCTGTTCTTGTGCCCGAGCAGCACCAGCCGCGACTGGCTCTCGAACTGGCCGCCCGAGTTGACCTCGAACGAGATGATCGGGGCGACGATGTTGCCCGGAATGGAATTGAAGCCGATCGACATCACTTGTCTCCTTCGATGGCCGCGATGATCTCGGCCTTGGTGTCGTTGCCGGACACGTCCACGCCGCGGCGTGCTGCCTCGGCGAGAAGCTCGTCCTTCGTCATCGTCCCGAGGTCCGGCGGCAGCGGCGTCTCCACTTCGCGGATGACGCCCTCGTCCAGCAGCCGACGCGTGTAGGCGTCGTCCGGGTTCATCGTCTCGCCGTCCGAACGGAACCGGCGGCCGCGAAAAGGCAGCGCCTCGCCGGCGTTGGCGAGCACGTAACGCTTCGTTGTCATGGGGACCTCTGGTGCTTAGGCCGAGCCTTCCGGCCCGTCGGCGACCGGATCGCCGGTCGTCGAGAAGATGATCGCGTCCAACGCATCCCGGTCGGTGGCGCGGAACAGCGCGGCAAGCTCGGTCAGCTTCGCCAGCGCGTGGGAATTGGCCGGCAACGTCTCCATCAACCGACGTATCGGCTGCGGCAGCCCGCCATCGTCGGTGAACTCGTCGTCGGCGATGCTGCAGGAAAAGCTCATCGTGCTGCGCATCCAGCGCAGCCCCATCTCGGGAAGCGCGAACTGGTCCATCCGGATCTCGTCGATGCTCTTGACGATCCGCCGGAACGCCTCAGAGGTCGGTCCCCTTACCAGCGTCTGGCGAACCTGCGAACAGAGCGCCCCGAGCACCAGCCGTGCCTTCGGATCGGTACTCGCCATCGCATCCGCGAAGGCCCCGTTATCGTCGCTCGCCATGACCGACAGCTCGCAGACCACCGTCAGGGTTGCGGTGGCGAAGCCGATCGTCGACCTCGCCCCATCGCCCCGCCGCACGCTCCGGCTATCGTCCGTGTACAGCGCGATCGAAGGCGTGAAGTCGGCACCGGCGGACAGATCCTCGATCTGGATTGCCTGGCTGTCGAAGACACGATCGCCGGCCATAGTCGGCCATATCGGGTCGGCATCGGCCAACCGCTCCGTTGGCACCAGCGCCTCGTAGGCGGCGAGCCGCATGGCCTCGGCAGCAAGCATGATCAGGAACCCCGGTTGACGCGGAAAACAACCCGGTCGGTGCCGTCGCCGTCTACCATGACAATGACGTAGACCTTGCCATCCTTCGCGCGCAGGAAACGGTCTCCCTTACCCGGCCGCCAGGGCATGTCGGTCACCAGCGCCGAGACGATAGCCTCGGAGACCTGACGCGGCGCCACATCGTCCGCCGACGAGCGGGTCGAACCGCTGAACGCGTTGATCGAGGACTCGAACTCGAACGACCCCCTGAACGGAAACGCGACCCTTGCTGGATCCGGAACCGGATCATCGTTGCGGGACCGTCCGGCGGCGCGGACGTAAGCGCTGGCGGTAAACTCCTCCTCATCGAAGAAGGCGGCGACGGCCTGGTCCGTCTGCGTTAGCATGTCGGACCAAGTCATCGCTCGCCCTCCTCAGCAAAGGGGCCGGTTGCCCGGCCCCTGTATCACTTCGCGTCCCCGGCCTTCTTCGCCTTGGCCTTTTCGGCCTTCGGCTTGCCGTTGGCGTCGACGTTCACGATCGTGTGGGTGCCGGCTTCGACGGCCGCCATTGCAGGCCCATAGCGCATGGATTCCGTCGCGCCGGACTTCTTGTTCTTCACCAACATCGGATCATCCTCAGTTCGAGGTCGTCAGCTTCACGAGAAGCTTCGGACGCTTGACGATGGGGAGCGGGTTCGACTGCGTGTGCAGCTTGACCCAGCGGTTGAACTCCATGTCGCGGGCCTGACGGGCGTAGATTTCCTCGCCCATCGTGTTGACCGTGTCCATGAAGTCCGCCGGCGCGAAATACGTGCGGAACATATCCGTCGTGCCGAGCGGAAATGCGATCGCCTCGCCCGCCGGAATGAACTTCCGGGAGGCATAGGTGCCGTCTTCCTGAAGATACTGCGCAGCGCCCCGATATTCCTCGATCGTCAGGCCGTGGAAGGGGAACCCGCGGCGGACATCCTGCCGGAGCGGGTTGTTGGCGCCATCGTAGTACTTGTAGATTTCCTCGACCTTCGCGTGGCCGATGAACTTCTCGAACCATTCCGGCGACGCCAGCACGTGAATGCCGGTCATGACCTCGCCTTCGAGATTGTCCTCCATGTAGGAGACCACTTCGCGGGCTTTCGCCTTCACGTCGGTCGTAGCCGTGCCGAGCACGAAGTCTACCGACTTCTGCGTCACGCCGAACTCGGTGAAGAGGTTCAGCAGGCTGGCGCCGTCGCTGTCGAGGATGTTGCCGCGCAGCGCGCTCATGCGCAGATGTTCGAGCGTGATCGCATGCTTGCGCCGCATGGTGATCAGCCGGCGGTTCACGACCGTTTCGACGTTCTCCAGGACGTTGCCGGCGACGGAGCGCGCGACGACGTTCTGGACGTCCTCCGCCAGGACGAAATCCTCGTGCGGGATGTGGAAGGCCGAGAACTGCTTGGCCGAGCGCTTCTCGGGCATGGCCAGCGAGGACGGCGCGCCGCGGGTGCGGGTCGGCAGCAGGTTCAGCGTCCCGTTGGCGAAGGCGATCGCGACCGAGGTGGTGGCAATCGGCTCGGCCGGGAACAGGTTCAGTTCCCGGAGCCGGCCATAGTCGTTCGGCACGATGTTGATCGCACCGGTCAGCGACGTGGCAGAGAACGCCGACTGGTTGAAGATGTCGAGGACGTTTTCCATCGGTTACGCTCCTTCGCGCACGAGGATCGGCGGATTGAGCGCGCCGAGAGCCGTGTGGATGGCCGCACGCTCGCCGGACGTGTCGACGTCGGCGCCGTATTTCAGGCCCTGATGCACCACGATCGCGTCGCGGGCGATGATGACGGCTGGTGCGTCGGCGCCGGTCGCGTCGACATCCCACATGACGATGCCAGCGGCATCTTCACTGCCGTCGGTGGCGGCGACGGTGACGGGCGTGTACTTGCCCGAAGCCGTGATCTTCCCGACCACGGTGCCGGAGACGACGACGCCGGCACCCGAGACGATGACGGCTTCTTCGCGGGAGAAGAGGCTGTCGGCTTCACGCTTCAGCCAGTCGCTGGCGTAGCGTCCTTCATTCAGCGTAACCATTATGCGGCCTCCTTACCCAGCAGCTTGCGCATGTTGGCGGCGAGCGTGGCCGCCCCCGCATTCGGATCGGGATTGCTCGGCTGACCGAGACCCATGCGGACCTTTCCGTACGCCTCCGGCGTCAGTTCGCCGGTCGCTTGGGCTTTCGGTGCAGCGGCCAGGATAGCCTTGGCCTTCTCGGCTTCGACGCCGGCTTCAGCGAGGGCCTTGGCCTGAGCTTCGCGACCCGTGGCCTCTTCCAGCGCCATGATGGCGGCGGCGTTCTCGCGGGCCTTGTCCTTGGCGCGAAGCTCGTCGAGTTCCTTCGCCATGGCAGCGGTCGCATCCGCGTCCTTGCCGGTCTTCATCTGAGCTTCGAGCTCGGCGACTTTGACGGCCAGAGCGTCCGCCCGTTCCTTGTCCGTCATGGATGGCTCCTGTGTTCGACGGTTTGCGGCGGACGCAGCCGCTCGCGTATCGGCGTCCGGAAGACGCCAATTCTTCTTTGAGGCCATGGCGACGAGCCGCTTCGGCGCGTGGGCATAGGCCTGGTAGGGAAAGGCTGCGACGGCCGTGCCGCGAGCCTCGGTAGTCTCATCCGCGAAACCCTCGTCGACGGCCTGCTGCGGGTTGAACCAGCGTTCCGCCTTCATGATCGCCCGGCAATCCTCGGCGGACTTGCCCGACTTGGCCGCATAGATCCGCGCATAGGACGACGCGAGCGCCTCGAGCATCTCGATCGTCTTCGAATGCTCGGCGCTGTCGCCGAAGGTGATCATGGAAGGATCGTGGATCATCAGCACGGCGCCCGCCGACATCGTGACGGTCCCGCCGGCCATCGCTATCAGCGAGGCCGCCGACGCCGCCACACCCTCGACCACGATGTCGGTGGTGCCGCTACGGGCCGACAGGATCGCGTGGATCGCCGCCCCCTCCCACGCGACGCCGCCGCCGGAATTCAGGTGGACGACGAGTTCGGCGTCGTCGGCGATCTGCGAGAGGGCACGGGCGACATCAGCCGCGGTGAACCCGTCCTCGTAGTAATAGTCGCCGACATAGCCGGAGAGCCGAAGCTTTCCGTCTTCCAAGATCGCAGCCATGAAACGAACCTCACCAGGTGGGACGGAACCGCACCGCTTTGGCGTACCGCGTGCGCGGCTTGCCGTTCTTTTCCTCGCAGGCCCTGGCCAGCCGGGCCAGCTCCTGATCCATCGCACCGATATCGGACTTGCCGAACCGGACGCGTCGGTTGGACACCGGCGAGCGGACCTCGATCTCTTCGGTCCGCTGCCCGGCGACGAACTGCAGCCGCACCGCATAGAGTGCCTGCCACAGCGCGCACGGATCGTCCGGATCCACCGAGACCCCGCCGATGATCACCGGGTCAGCCATCGACCGGCTCCGGCTCTGGCGCGGGTTCGGTCACCGGTCGTGACATGGCCGCATCGATCGGCATGTACGGATCGGCCATGTTGTAGCCCTCGTAGAGCCTGATGTCGGACTGCCGCATCGCCGCGATGTCCTGCGGGTCGTAGCCGACCGACGCACTCTCGATTGCCAGCGACGAGGTCCGATTGCCCAGCCGCTCGGTGGCTGCCTTGGCGCTCTTCAGATCGTCGGCAGTAGGCGGCGGCGGCCCGACCCATTCGGCCCAGGTCGCCTTGTCCCGGTTCGCCATGAAGACAGAGACGCCGCCCTTGAACGGGATCCTACCCTCTACGACGCTCTCGGTCAGCCATGCCTCGTAGATCGACTGGCAGATCGGCGCCGCAATCCGCTCGCGCCGGCGCAGCACCACCGGCCAGATCGACGCATTCTCCATCCGGACCGACGAATAGGTCGCCCTGCTGTGATCGAGCGTAAAGGCCGAGAACGTCACCCCGATGCACCGAGCCATGATCCGCTGCAGATGCATCGAGAACGGCAGGTACTGTCCGCCGGGCGTCGATGCGGTCTGGAACTCCAGCTTCTCGCCCGGCGCAAGATGGTTGACCTGGCTGTCGCCGATCGACACCCGGCTCTCCCGCGCCGCGGCGAGGCGCGCCATCAGCGATCCGTAGAAATCGCCGACCAGCTCCTGGCCGAGAGCCTCGCCCGTCACGGGGTCCTTGAACTCCGAAAGCGTTTCCAGCGCCTCGAAAGCCGTGGCACTCGGCTCCGGGCTGGTCAGCGTTGCCGCGAAGATCGTTTGCAGTACCGCGGTCTGCAGCGTCGCGTCGTCGAGCTTCTCCGACATCGCCCAGGTCTTCATCACCGGGGCGAGTTCGGAAATCCCGCGCACGTCGTCCGGATCCTTGGGATCGAAGACATGGTAGAACAGCGCCGAGCCGAACCGGTCCCGCGCCAGATAGTCCCGCGTCTCCATCATGCCGTCACGGCGCGTACGGATCCGATAGGCCTGCGGCCGTCCGACGGCGTCGTGGATGACGCCCTGGAACATCCCCTCGAACTCGAGCGTGTCGCGCACCAGATTGACCGGGGACGCCGCGCAGACCTTTAGCCCGGTGCGGATGTTGTAGCGCTGGCGCATTGAGGCCGGCATGTACTCGAGCGCGCCACACGCCTCGCCGAAGGCGATGAAGTGGTTGAGGGAAACGTCGACGATCTGCGGAATGGTCAGCTTGCCCCGAAGGTCGCACTCGGCCGGGTTCCACGCCCACTGCCGCCAATCCTTTTCGACCAGGCGCTTCCAGTCGTTGCGCTCCTCGTCCGTCCAGCCGACCCCGACGAGATCCGGCTGGGCGTTCAGCTTCAGCTCGGTCCCGACCGTGTCGGCCTTGACCTGGTCGACGGCGCCCTTCAGCCGCCCGGAATTGTGGATGAAGTCGGCGGCCAGCGCGGCGGCCCGGTCCCACGCCCAGCGGATGTCCTGCCGGCTGTCGGGCAGCGAGACGCCGCGGGTCGCCAGCACGGACGATCCTGTGTCACGCAGATAACGCATCTGCGGGCGCACCGGCGCGGGGCGAATCGCGGGCGGGAAAGCCATCGTCCCCGCCTGCACCCGCACCCTTGGTTTCGTCATCGGTTTCGCCACGCCTTGAGCTTGTCCTGGATGGATTTCTGCTTTGCCGCCGTCGGCGGCGGAGCGGAGGTCTTCGGCGCGTCCGGCTCGACGGGAACCGAGAACAGCGTGTCCTCGATGTCGAGTTGCGCTTCCGGCGCCGGCACCGCCCGTTCAGCCTCGTAGCGGTCCCAGATCGCGTCGGGCAGCGTCCGCAGCCCGAGATGAATGGAAGCGGCCTCGGCCTGCAGATGCGTGTCGAGGCCTTCGTTCGGCTGGCCCGGATCCTTCACCCACTCGTAGACGGTGAAGCCGGTCTTGTTCTTCTTCGGGCGGCGGCTCTCGGCCGTCAGCTGACGATAGAACTCATCCTCGAGGCCCATCGGCAGCCCGACATGGCCCCGCGCCGCCGGATCGGTCTTCGGCAGTTGCCGGTAGAGCGCCATCTTCAGGACGCTCGTCGCGAAATTGTAGAACCGCCGCGAGTAGCGGACGAGTTTGCCCTTGCTGTTGCGCTCGCGCTTTACCCGCTGGATCAGCGGCGCGCTCTCCGACCCGACACCGCGGACCATGATCACCCGGTTGGTCGGCCAGCGCTTGGCCCACTCCCAGACGTCCTCGGTGTAGGCGTTGCCGTCGATCGCCGCGAGGTCGGCCGACAGCCGGTGGCCGTAGGCGTTCGGCCACTGCTGGGCGAGCAGGCCATCGAGTGACGTGCGGCAACGATCTTCCGAGATATGTCCGGGAATGACTCCGTACTCGATGATCCATCGCCGCTTGTCGCGGCCCCAGCCGACCAGTTGCCATTCGACGCGGTCGCCCTGGCAGTCGATGCCGAGCGTGAGCACCAGCGCGCCTTCCGGCACCCGGCCGCGCGGATAGTCCGAGTTCGCCGCCCTGTCCCGCAGGGTTTCCCAGGACGGCGCTTCGCCCAGCGTCTTGTAGGCGCGGCCCAGCGTGTCGTTGAAGAACGTCTGCTCGGACGACGGGTCGCCCCGGGCCGAGATCCATTCCCGCGCGATACGCTCGAAACTCTGCAGGTACGAGAACGCCGACCAGAGATCGAAGGATCGGTGCTCGCGCCGGGCGCCCGGGTTCTCCGCCCGCCACTCGCCGCGCGGCAGCATCGCCGAGCGGTGGTGTTCACGGATCTCGCAGCCGCATTCGATGCAGGTGAAATGCGCGTCCTCGGGCTTCTCGTCGTCGAGGACCGCCAGCATGTTCTCCCACTCCAGCACCTGGAAGTGGTCGCAGTGCGGGCATGGCAGGAACAGCCGCTCCTGGCTGCCCTTCGAATAGTTGTCGGTGATCCGGCAACCCGGCTCGACCAGCGGCGTCGAGACCTTGAGGATCTTCGCGAACTCGTGGGCGCGGGACCGGCTGTCGGCCTGCGTCTCCGGATCGCCGGCGTTGTTCATCTCCCATTTGGCGAGGTCGTCCTGGACCTGCCGCTTCATCGTCACCTGGCTGAGCGACGCCGGCGAATTCGCGCCCGAAATCTGAATCGCCCCGCGCCCGTCGACGCGTTCCTTGTAGAGCACCGAGTCCAGCCCGTCGCGCGAGCGCATCGGAAACAGTCGCGCCAGCGCCGGCGTACCCTTCAGCATCGGCGCCAGCTTCATCTTCGACCAGCGCTGCGCGTTCGATTCGGTCGGATGGACGTAGAGGACGTCGCCCGGATCCATGTCGATCGAGCCGCCGACGAAGATGTTGGCAAGGACGGTACCGCCAAGCTGCGCCGACTTCTTCAACGTCACGATCCGGCAGGGATCGCCGGGACCGAGCGCCCGCAGGATCTCGTCGAAGTACGGGAACAGCGTCCGGTTGTAGGGGCCCGGGAAAGGGCTTTCCCTTCCCGAAAAGACGATGTTGCGTTCGGCCCAACTCAGGTAGTCGACCGTCGGCGGCGGCGTCATGACGTCGGCGATGACCACCAGCGCGACATGCTCGGCGTTGGCCGTCTCGACGATCATGCTGGTCACGGCGCAGCACCCTCCTCGACCAGCACGCTTTCGACCGTCTCCGGCAACCGGTCGGCCTCGGCCCGGAACCGCGTCGCTTCGCTGTCGCGAAAGCCGCGGAACTCCGAGCGCAGCAGGTGCAGGACGTCGCGCTGCGGCATGCCGTACTTCGACGCGATGGCGGTGGCCATCGTCTGCAGCGAGCCTTCGAAGCTCGACAGCATCGACGCCGCGACCCGCGACATCTGCGTCTTGGCGTCGGCGGCCTCGATGAAGCGACCGCGGCGTTCCGCCTCTTCCTCGGCGGCCTTGCGGTTGCGGCGCTGGATCTCCGCCAGCTTCTCGCGCTTGAACTGGGCGTCGAACCCGTCGCCGCCGAGCACCTCGCCCGGCAGCCGAGAATCGCCGGCGCCTTCGAAGCTGGCCGGCGCAGCGACTGTCGCGCTCCCGACCCGCGTCGACAGCCCGTTGCCCAGAGCCTGGCCGGGATCACGCCGCGCCGCGATCTGCTGCTTGGCGACGTCGACCCTGATCCTGGCCGTCCGCCCCTCGCCGGCCAGCGCTTCCGGGCCAATCTTGCCCTCGGCGATCATCTGCGACACGCGCCCGGCCGATACGCCGATTTCGATGGCGAAGTCGCCCTTCGACAGCGTGCGTTCCCGGTCGATCGTCTCGCTCACGCCAACCATCCTTCCGGCGCTCGCTCTTGAGCCGCTGTTTTAGCTCTTGAGGCTCGGCCTTTAGGCTCTGAAATCGCTCTCAGACTGGAGAGATTCCGCGCACGGCCCGTACCGCCCGGCTTGGGGTGGCGGGTACGGTCCCTTGATGCTGCTGCTGCCTGCCCCGGCCTCGGCTGCTGCAAGCCACCAGCTGCTGCCGGCGCCGCCGCCTCAGAGGCGGCCGAGCATGAAGCTGACGCCGCGGGCGATCTCGCCGAGGAACACGCCGTTGGCGATCTCACCCAGCATCGTCTCGTAGACCGGCGGGTTGCGCGTCGCCTCGCCGGCAGGGTTCGGGCCGAACAGCATGCGCGTCGGGGTGCGGCTCTTGCCCACCCGCTTCAGCACCTTGCCCTTGCCCCGGCCCGCCTTGGCGATGAACGCCGATCGGTACGAGCCACGCAGCGGGACGCTGACGCCCCGTGCCGTCTGCCTTGCGCCGAGTTCATGCAGCGGGATCTGTGCCGAGCGGACGGTCAGCGTCATCTCGTCGTCCGTCGACGTGGTGCGTAGCCGCGCCTTGATGTGCTTCTGCGCGACGTCCATGCGGGCCGAGGCCAGCTGCGAATACGTCCGCTCGACGACGTTGCGACTGCGGCCCATCGCACGGCCGAAGACCTTCGCCCGCATGTCGGGTGGCAGCCGCTTGAACGCATCGGCCAGTCGGTCGAAATCCGCCGCGTCGATCTGGATGATGCCGGTCACGCCACCCCCAACGCAAAACGCCCCGGTTGGTCACCGAGGCGTCTGATCCTTTTACAGTGTTCATGTGATGCACCAAATTCCACCCGCATGTCAAGCGGCGCAGGAGCCCGGCCTTCTCGCGTCCGGCACATTTCTCGCAAGAAGCACCCGTGGCGCTTCGCGCGCGGCCTCGCCCTCCCATGGCCAGAGGGCGCGATCCGGCCCATCGACCACATGCGCCGTCAGCTTCCCGTGGAGGTCGGCGGCAAGCGCGGCAAGCGCCAGCACCCATGCCTGGTACTCCACCCGTTCGGTGACGAGTTGCACCGGATCCGGTGTCAGCCGCGTCTTCACCATCGCGCCGGGATGGGGCCGCTGGCGCTGCCGATCGTAGCCGTCGAGTTCCACCGTCACGTCCGCCGCGCCGTCCGGACCCGGCCGCGTCACCCGCCGGACCCAGACATCTCGCCCGTTCGGCCCGGCCACCCGCTGCCTGCCCACCGGCCAGATCGCCCAGCCAGGCGCGGCGCCCAGCATCGCCATCCGCACGACCGTCGCCGGCATCCGCCCTTCGTTGATCCGGGCGATCGCCAACCCGCGCGCGTGGCAGTCCGCCCGCTCCTCGTCCGTCAGCCGGCTGCCGTCCTCGAGCACCAGGTCGGCGAGGACGTCGTAGTCCGCTCCCGGCTCGAAGCTGGCGTCCGCAAGCGCCGCCACCGTACTGCCTACCGTCACCGCGTCCTCGTGCGGATAATCCTCCACGCCGAAGTCCGGGACGCAGCCCCACTGGTTGGACATGTCGATCAGCGCGTGCAGTTCACCGAACTCGGAGACCATGTCCCAGCCGCCGATCCCGGCCCCCGGCCCGGCAAAGCCGCGCACCGTGCCGGATCCCGCCTTCGGCAGTTCCTGCCGATAGGCCCATGCCAGCAGTGCCTCTATCCCGATCCGTTTCATCGTCCACGCTCCCGCCAGAGCGCAATGCTCCCGGCAACCTCCCGCTTGATAGCCGCTGCTTTCTCCATGGTTTTCAGTCCTTTGGGCTTTGCTGATGGGAGGATGGGAGGATTGGGAGGAATATTCCGATCATTTTCCATGCGCACCTGCGGGCGCGCGCACATCATGGAGCCGCCCTGCAAAAAGCTCCCAATCCTCCCGCACCCTCCCAATCCGCTGCGAAGCAAGGCTTCCCGAAATCGGCCATCCTCCCGCCAAGCCCCCATTTTCGGGAGCTTGGCGGCGTTGGCGGGTCATTCCCATCGTCTTGCGGGTGGAGGGGTGCGGGGACGCGCGTCAGCCGCGTCGCTCGAGGGCGGAAGCGATGCCGTCGATGGGCGTCAGCGCGCTGGCCACCGACCGCAGCCCGTTCGCGATCTCCACCGCGTTGAGGTCGCTGTGGCCGAGCGGGCCAAGCGCCCGCGCCGTCTGCGCCTGCGCTTCGGCAAGCTGCAGGATCGCCCATGCGATAGCGAAGGAGCCGTCTTTCTCGGCCTTCTCGGCGATGTGTTCGGAAAGCTGGTGTCTCGTCATGCTGTGTCCTCACGGCCGGTCCTCCACGAGAAGACGGCCACGCCGAACCGGCGGAGCACGACCGTCCTGGGGGCACAGCATGGCGAGCGACTGCCACAGGCGGAAGCCGCATCACAGATCACCGTAGCCGCGATCGGCGAACGGCCTTGCGCCGCCCTCGCCTGGCTCGCCGCGATGCGGGTTGCCGTCATGGTCGAGGAAATCGTCGACCGTCTTCAGCGTCACGATGTCGAGCCAGTAGACGTTGTTCGACTGCTTGGCGCGGTAACCGCGCTCCTTCATCGCCTTGGTGAAGCCCTTGTTGGACCATTCGTTCTCGCCGGAAGCCTTGGTCCAGGCCGAGTGCAGCCGGTGCAGTTCCGAGGACTGGACGCGGCTGCCGGGCTTTTCCGCGACACAGAGCTCGAGGAAGCGGCCGAGCGGGTCGGAGTCGGCGAAATACTGCTTCGTCGCCTCGGCAATGGAGTCCGGCGTGACGAGGCCGTTCTCCAGATAGTCGCGCAACCCGTCGAGCACGAAGTTGAGGATGCCCGGCGCCTCCTTCTCCAGCTTGTGCTTCAGCCGCTTGTCCCGCTCCTCGCGCGGGATGAACTCCGTCCAGGGGATGAGGTCGACGCGTGCCTTGATGCCGTCGTCGGAGCCGGAGATCTCAGGCCGGTAGTTGCCGGCCATGGTGACGGCGAATTCCGGCTTCATGCGGAAGAAATCGCGGTTGAGATGGCGGACCTTGATCACTTCGCCGCCGGTGACGAGCTTGATCTTCGCCTCCGCGAGCTTCGCCCCCTTCTCGGGCTCCGAGGTGAGCAGCATGCGCACCCGCCGGAGGTCTGCCAGCTCGGGCGTCGCGTCGCCGCCCTTTCGCTTGGTCCCCTGGTCAAGGAACGTCTCGATCGCCACCGTGTCGGAATAGTCGCCGAACACGAAGCCGAGCGTGTCAGTGAAAACCGACTTGCCGTTCCGGCCCTTGCCGTAGAAGAACGCGATCTTGTGCTCGTCGGCGGTGCCGAGCGCGTTGTAGCCGGCCCACTGGGCCAGATAGCGCTGCTGTCCCGCGTCCGGCTGCACGCGTTGGAAGAATCGGTCGAAGATCGGGCGCGTCGCGTCCGGATCGTAGGCAACGGGCGCCTTCTTGGTGATCAGGTCAGCCGGGTCGTGCGGCTTCAGGACGATCAGGTCCTCGCCCTCCGGGCAGTCCTCCGGCCGCCGGAAGACCAGCGTGCCATTGGCCACGTTGAACAGCATCGGGTCCGCATCGAGTGCGGACGGACGGACGGAGAGCTTGCGCAGCGCCAGCGCCACCATTGCCTCGATGCGCTGCTTCGACTCCGACGAGCGGCCCCACTGCGCGACCTTCTGCGACAGCCACACGTCAGGCTTCGTCTTCGTCGCCTCGATCACGACGACGTCTTGGTCGCTCTGCTCGAGGGCCTGCGCCTCCCCCTGGATCGCGCGCACGGTCTCGTAGACGGCGAGGATCGCGGCCGTCTCGGCGTTCTCCACCTGCCAGCGCGTGCCGTCCCAGGCGAGCCAGCCCAGTTCCTGGCACCAGCGGAAGGCGTCGCCGAAGCGGGCGATGAAGCGCTCGACATTGCCGAGGTCGGTCTGCGGCCGCAGCGCCAACCTGACATCGAGATCGCTCCCGCCAGAGTCCTTCGGCTTGCGCGGCTCGGGAGGCCCCTTGAATTCGATCACCGTGCTCATGGGACAACCTCTTCCGATCCGCTCGAGCGCGGGACGGAGCGCCACGCCTCTGGTTCGGCCCAGTCGGTTCCGCGCGGCGCGGGATGCATCAGAACGCGGCGATCTGGCCGCAGATGCCGGGCGCCGGCGCGATGCATCGCGGCTTCCGTGAAGGTCGGATCGGAATCGCCGTCGGCGAGCAGCAGCAGCTCCGTCACCCTGTCGGGAATCGGCACCGCTTCGCTGGCGAGGTCCGGGGTCGTGCCGGGCACGAAGACCGGACGCCGCCGCCCCTTCTTGTCGAGTTTGGAGCGGCTCGGGTGGCGCAACCGGTCGAGAGCCTTGCCGGCGAGGTTCCCCAGATCTCCGGCCGCGAAGTAGAATGTATCGGCGCGGGGCGCGCCGTTTTCGCTGTCCACATGCCGCGCATAGGCCAGAACCGTCTCGGTTCCCTCGCCACCTACCATCCGCGTTGCTGTGGAGAAGCGGCCTAGCAGCGGCAGCAGGCCGCCGGTCTTGGAGCCGCGCATCTTCTTCGTCGCCAGCGGCTCTTTCGTTTCGGGATCGAGGATCGACGGCCGGAACTTGGGCGGCGCGTCGAGGTCGACCCACGTTCGGTGCAGCCCGATCGGACGCCAGCCGAATTCGTCGGGCCGCATGAACAGCACCAGCATGGCAGGGCCGCGATGCAGGACCTGCGCGGATGCGCCACGTCCGTGCCAATAGGCGAGATCGGGATGGCACCGCACGAACACGTTGTCGGGCATCGCCGCATGGCGTGCCGTCAGGTAGGCGGCGGCGGGAGAGCCATCGAACGGCGCCGCCGCCCGCCAGTCCTCCAGGCATCGCGCCAACTCGCGCTGTCGGAACGCGCTGTCGTCCTCGCGCCTCGATGCTTCCCGTTCCGCTGCCTGGGCCGCGGCGGCTTCGGCCGCCTGACGCGCGGCGGCACGTGAGGCCCGGCGCGCTTCGGTCTCCGCCGCACCGTCGGGCTCCGGCCAGTCGGCGCCGAGGATGATCTCGCAAGCGGTCTTGAAGTCGACGCCGTCGAGATAGCGCACCAGGTTGATGACACCGCCGGCGGTGCCGGACTGCCGACAGAGGAACACCTGCTTGGCGAGATTGATGCCGAAGCGATCGGTGCCGCCGCAGACAGGACAAGGTCCGGTCCGCTCGACCCGACCGCGTAAGGCGGCGATGCCGCCGGCGCGGCTGGTGCGGGACGCGCCCTCCATGATGTCGGTCGCTGCAGCACGGGCAACGAAGGCGTCGGTCTCGGCGCTCATCAGACCACCCGTAGCGGCACGGTTCCGCGCGCCCGCTCCCGAGCTGCGTCGATCACCCGCACGACCGCCGCTTCGTGCACCGGCAGCGCGGCGGCGATGTCCATCGTGTCGAATCGCCCGTCGCGCCAGAGCGTCAGGATGGCCGCCGCCTTGACCACGGTCATTCGGCTGCCTCCCGCGCGTCCACGAGCTGCGCATCCGTCAGAAAGTCTGGCCCCCAGGCGTTCTTGCGCACGGCGTGGCCGCGCGCCTTCGCCCGCTCCACCACGTCGGCAAAGCGCAGGCCTTCCGCCTTCACCAGCTTGCGCAGGCTCTCCACTGCCACGACGAAGCCGGGCCGCTCGACGAGCCGCGTGGCCAGGAACCGGTCGACGGCGTCGCCGCCCTGCCTTTTGCCCTCGGCAGCATCGGGCCTCCAGGCATCCGGCGCGGGGTCGGCAGCGCGAGACGCGACCCGAACAGGCGCAGCCGGCACGGCGGCTTCGTGAGCGTCTCGAACGATCGGCACCAGCAGACGCTGGGCGCTCGGTATCGGCGGAACCGGCGGCGCCACCGTGACGGCTTCGCAGGCCGGCGCCGGGACGGCATCCTTCAGCGCCAGCGCCGAGATCCGGTCGCCGTCGCGCCCGCCGCCGACGCTGCGCGCCATCGCCGTCAGCAACGCCCCGAACTGCGCCCGCGGCAGCAGCACCTCCCCCCGCCGCCGCGCGAAGGCGGCATAGGTGGCGTAGGCGTCGCCGACGGGAAAGCCGCAGTGCGGATCCGCCCGCAGATGGATCTGCGCAAAGGTCTGGAAGCCGTGGTCGACAATCGCCGGCAGCGCACTCATTCGGCGGCCTCGGTGGCAGGTTCCGCAGCTTGCTCCGGGCCCGAGACGTCAAAACCAGGTCTCTGAGCCTCGATCCGCCGGCGCGACATCCGTGCATAATCGGGATTGAGTTCTACGAGGACCGCGGCGCGGCCGAGTTCGGCAGCGACCAATCCGACCGTCCCAGCGCCACCAAATGGATCAAGGACCTTGCCGGGCTTCCGCCCAAACATGCCGCAAATGCCACCACAGGACTCGAAAGAGCCGCACGCGGCACAAACCGTTGCAGGAGTACCGGCAAGGATGCAGCGGCGAGCTAGTTCGGGGGGAAACGTCGCGAAATGCGCATCTCGAAACGCCTTGGGTGCGATAGTCCAGACGTTGCGAGCATTGCGTGTCTCCACGAGGTCAGTCGTCGACGAGTGGAAAGAACCTTTGGCCTTTCGAAAAGCATCGTCTTCTGCGGCGGATCGGGGGCCGACGCCCACCTTTCTCGATCGAGGAACCCGGTCGACATTCTGCCGGCTACCCGGCCCAGCCTTTCGAGCGTGGGTCCCTCCCGTGACCGGCTCACGGATAGCCTCATGGTTGTAGAAATAGGACTCGCCCTTCGTAAGAAGGAAGACTTTTTCATGCGCGCCGGTCGGCCTGTCGTAAACGCTCTCTGGCATCGGGTTCGGCTTGTGCCAGATGATCTCCGAGCGGACCCACCAACCATCCTCCTGGAGGGCGATCGCCAACCGGTTCGGGATCATGCAGAGGTCTTTCGGTTTCAGATAACCGCCGGCGACGACCGCACCTGGAGCCGTCACTCCAGCACTACGGCGAAAAACATTGCCTCGGACACCACGATCGCCGTGATGGTTTGGAGAATAGACCGGACCGACAGTGGAGAACGGCTTGTCGCGGAACGTGCGGTCGTCGCCAACCACATCCGACGCCGCTCTTCCGTTGGGCGCCGCGGCATAGCAGTCGCCGTAGTTGAGCCAGAGTGTGCCGTGCTGCTTCAGAACGCGTCGCACTTCGCGGAACACCTCGACCATCACTTCCAGGTGCTCGCCGAGTGTTGGCTCAAGCCCGATCTGCCCAGCCACCCCATAATCTCGAAGGCCCCAGTAAGGAGGAGAAGTCACAACACAGTCGATCGACTCGGCCTGCAGCTTCGACAATTCCTGCCGCACGTCGCCGACATGCAGCGTCACGCGGCCGTCGAGAAAGGCTTCCGCCGTCATGCCGCCCGCCTCTCTTTCGCCCGCGCCGCGCGCCACTCGGCCTCGCCGCTCGCCATCGCCTGATGCGCCGGGCAATAGGGCGAGAGAACCGCCTGCCCGCCCGCCGTGCGGCCCCTGATCATTGGCGCGGCATTGCAGACGAGCAGCGTCGGCGTCGTCAGCGGGTCGGTTTCGTCGGCATGCACCGGCCATTTGCAGCCACAGGCCTGCCAGAGCGCTGCCGGCTTCGCGCCGGCCAAAGGCCGGAAGGCGGCGGCGATGCGCGATACACGCAACGCGCCCTCTTCCGGAAATTCGGGAGGGGCAGACCCGGGGCCTCCGCCAGCGACGGAGCGAAGCGAGAAGCTTGAGGGCGGGGCAGACGGGGTCCCCGTCAGCGGCTTGCCGCTTAAGGACGGGGCAGACACTTTCCGTGGCCGGCTTGTCACCCTCCCCCGCGGCGGGAAGAGGTCGCGGCGCGTCTTCGTGATTGAGTAGACGGCGTCGCGCGGCAGCTTGGTCTTGTCGGCGATATCGACGACCGACATTCCCGTCGGCCAGAGCGGCAGGACGAGGTCGATCCGCCGCTGCCGCTCGGCGGCATGGAGATCGGGCCGCTCCGGAAAGCGCTCCCGGTTCCGGGAGATCATCATCGCCACCGCGCTGCGGCTTATCCCCAGCGCTGCGGCCATCTCGACATGCGACTTGTCCTGCGCCCAGAGCATGGCCGCCTGCTCAATCCGGGCGGCGCTTTCCTCAGTCCGGCGCCCGCTCATGGCTGCTCGACCTTGGTCAGGATGTCCGAGAACACCGCTTGCGCCTGCCCAATCTCGCGACGGATGCGCAGCCGCTCTGCGGCGTCGATGCGGCCGTCGACGAGGGCATCGCGGATCGCCGCGCAGGCTTCGCCGCTCTCGACCGCGATCCGGGCGACGTCGTCCATCGCCAACGGAAGCGGGTCCGGCGCTTCTACGCGATGCCGGTCGGTCAGCCAGCGTGACACGATCGGACGGCCGCACAGCCGCTCGAGCCGCATCACGATGGCGATCGGCATGAACCGGTCAGGATACGTCTGGGAGCCGTAGGCCGAGATCAGCGACTGCGCGCAGTCGAGAACGCTGGCGCAGGCAACGGGTCCGCCGCATGCCTCTATCAGCGCCGCGGTCGTGACCTTCAGCGCCATCTCGTCGGGTGTGAGCTTTCGTGGCTCCCGACTCATCGCACCAGTTCCGGCGCATCGTGTGATGAAGCGGCGCTGGAATTCACATGACCGCTGCTGCCGCTTGCCGCAGTTTCGCCATCATGAGCAACCGCAGCAACCTTCCCGCCAATGATGTCAGGCCCGGCCTCCGCATGGTCCGGTGCCGGGCGGGCGATGCCCTCGGGCCACTCCACCCCGTCCGGCCAGTTGCCGGAGAAGAAGTCGAGCGCTGCGCTGTAGCGCCGGGTCGTGAGGTCCCCGCCGTCGAAGAGCGCGTCGAGCTTGTTGGTGTCGTTGAACACCCGCCAGCTGACCTGCCGCCGGGTGAGGTCGTTCGCCGTGCCATAGCGGTCGGCCAATGCGAGAATGTCGTTGATCGCCATCATGTCGGATAGCATCGGTTATTCTACCGGTCTCGTCAACGGTGGAATTACCGATACCGCCACCAGTTGCCTGCGGTTATCCTACCGGGCTATGGAAAGCCTACTTCTCACCCGCATCGAGCAACGCCTGAAGGCCACCGGACAGTCAGCGTCCGGCGCTTCGCGGGCAGCCGGGTTGAGCGAGGATGCCATCCGGAACCTGAGACGGATGGCGGCACAAGGGCGTAATCCCGGCCTGAACTCCCGCTCTCTTTCCGCCCTGGCACCAGTTTTGCGCACGAGTGTCGAGTGGCTTGCGGATGGCACCGGTCCGGAGGAGTTGACGCCATCCGCCGAGACGCGAACAGAGAGCCGGAACGGCGATGGCAAGACGGCAGCGCAGGAGATTGAACCAGTCGCAGCGTTCAATCTCGAGGCGCTGCGCGCGGCCATGCCGCAGGATCTGCCGGTATACGGGACTGCCGCCGGCTCACTCGCGGTTCGGCACGAAGGGGCCTTCGAACTGGAAAGTCGTGTCGTCGAGTATGTCCGGCGCCCGCCGGCGCTTCTCTCGGTCCCGGATGCCTATGCATTCTACGTCACTGGCAACTCGATGAGCCCGGAGCACAAGGCAGGCGATCTGCGCATGGTGCATCCGCACAAGCCGGCACGACTGGGAGACTCCGTCGTGGTGCAGGCGCGCTACGGCGAGCATCTGGGAATGGAAGCCTTCATCGCGCATTATCTGCGCCGTACGTCGGAGCACGTGGTGGTCGCCAAGCTTCAACCGGCCTCAGAGATTCGCTTCGAACTTCGCTACGTCCACGCGGTGCATCGCGTCCTGACGCTAAACGAACTCTTCGGCGTCTGAAGGTATCCGGTTTTTTCACCGCATCAGGATTGACCCGGTAAAATAACCGGTATAGCCTCCGCTCTCATCGAACCCCGATGGGAGCTTTCATGCGTTCCGCACCCCTTTCCCAGATCGCGCTATCGCGCACCGCCGTCGCCGCACCGCCTCCTCCCGGTCGTGGCGGCATGTCCGCCGGTCGTCCTCCCTGCGCCGACGGATCGTCGGTCGTCGTCCCACCTCCTCCCGGGGCGGCGGCCGACATCTTCTTCGATGCCGACGCGGCCGAACTCTCCGCGCGGCTGCGCGGCGTCGACTGGTCGGTGCCAGACGCGCCCCTGCCGATCGACCTGCCCGACGAGCTCCCCGCCTCCGGCCCGTTCTTCGTGATCTCGACCCGTGATCCGGTCGACGCCCTCATGACGGCCGTCATCATCGTCCTCGCCTCGCTCGCCTCCGTCGCCGTCGGCCTCGGTCTCGGCTGGCTGGCGGTCATCCTCAACTGAGGGATTTTCTCATGATCCAGACACGCTCCATGACGCCGCAGGAGATCGCGGCGCGCGACCAGGTCCGCGCCGGCAATCTGCTTTACGGCAGGACCGAAGATCCCGTCGAGGCGATGGCCGCCGACATGATCGACATCGCCGGCGGCCTCGAGGGCAACTGCACCGACGCCGACCTGATCGGCTGCGGCTGGACGCCCCACGACCTCGCCAGGCACGGCGACGCCGCGCGCCAGCTGGCGGGCATCCGCTCCGGCAAGCGGAGGCCGATCTGATGGCAAATCACCTCGGAGAGAGCCCGTTCGAAGGTTTCAACGATCCGAGCAAGCCGGACTTTCAGAAGCGCCGCGAACTGATGCGCGACCTGCTGAACACGGCGAGCTTTCGCGGCGCGCTCGGCGAACATGTCGAGCAGAAGAGCTCGCCGGAAGACGAAGGCGCGATCCAGTTCGCCATCGGAGAGGCGAACGGCAAGGTGGTGATCGACTTCGGCACCCCTGTTCACTGGCTCGGAATGACACCGCAACAGGCGGCAGACTTCGCGAGCGCGGTCCTTAAGCGGGCCCGGCAGGTCGGGCGAAAGCGCGGCGAGACCGTCACCATGATGATCGGGTGACGGCCATGACAACTCTTGCCCTCCTCCGCGACGGCGCCCGGGCCCTGCTGGAACTCACCGTGATCTCCGGCTTCGTCGCCACGCTAATCGTCGCGGCGGAGATCGTCGGGGGCGCCTGATGTCCGCCAAGCTCACCCCCTTCCGCGTCCATTTCGACCCCGTTGCCGGCGCGGCTTCGTCCGCGCCGGTCGTGGCCGCGAGCGCCGATGACGCCCGCGCCGAGGCGCTGCGCCGCCATCCCGACCGCACCATCCGCAAGATCAAGGTCGACAAGTCCGGAGGGCAGCCGTGACCGTCTACGTCGACGATATGCGGGCGCGGTTCGGCCGGATGGTCATGTGTCACATGTTCGCGGACACGTCCGACGAATTGCTGGCCATGGCGGACCGCATCGGCGTCTCCCGACGGTGGCTGCAGCACGCCGGGACACACCGCGAGCACTTCGACATCGCCCTATCGAAGCGCGCGCTCGCCGTTAAGGCGGGCGCGAGGGAGATCACGCGCAGCGAGGTCGGGGAGCTCTTGGCGCAGCGCCTGGAAAAGCCGGAGTCCCGCCCATGACCGCTTGGTGCCAGACCGTCACCGGCCGGGCGCTGGAGTTCGCCGCGCCCGTCGTCGAGCCGCAGCATCTCTACAGCGAGATCGCCCACGCCCTGGCGCAGATCGCCCGCTATGCCGGACAGACCGCCACGCCCTTTTCCGTCGCGCAGCACTCGGTGCTGATGGCCGAGGCCTGCGAGGACGAGACGGGCGACCCGACGCTCGCCGCCTGGTGCCTGCTGCATGACGCGCACGAGGCCTATCTCGGCGACACGCCGAGCCCGGCCAAGGCCGCGTTCGAGGCCGAGCTTGTCACCGCCGCCGCAGAAGCGGGCGTGCCCGACCAGATCGTCGAGGCGCAGATCGCCCGCTGGCGGGCCCTGCGGCGGCGGATCGAGGAGCGGATCGACGCGGCGATCCACCGCGCCGCCGGCCTGCCGCCGATCGACGATCGCGGCCGGGCGATCGTCAAGCTCTTCGACGTCCGCGCGCTCAAGACCGAGCGCCGCGACCTGATGCTGCCGCTCAAACGTGGAGCAGGCACGGGGTCCCCGTCAGCGAGCGAAGCGCTGCTTAAGGACGGGGCAGACGAAGCTAGGCCCCTGAAGCTGCGCCGCCGCCGGATCACGCCCTGGCCGGTCGGCCAGAGCGCCGAGCGATTCATCCTCACCCTTGACCGCCTCTGCCCCTCCGCCGCCACGGCCGCCGGGCGCATCCTCGAAGGAGACGCAGCGTGAAACTGATCCGCGAACCGCAGGCCCTGATCGGCTTCCTCGAGGATGGCGAGTTCGCCGAGTCGATGAAGCGCGAGCTGACCGAGACGCTGGTGGCGCTCAACGAAGCCGCCGGGCCGAAGGGCAAGGCGACCGGCAACGTCAAGGTGGCGCTCAACCTCAAGGTCGAGGCGGGCATGGTGACGATCTCCACCGAGCTGACCTCGAAGCGGCCGAAGGAAGAGCGCCGCTCGACGGTGCTCTGGGTGACCGAGGACGGCGTCCTCTCCACCCAGCATCCCCGCCAGCACGACATGTTCGACGGCCCGCGCCCGGTGCCCGCCCGCCAGGATGCCGTCGGCGAATAGCCGGCGGCGCAGCCCTCCCACTTCCCCAACCCCTGAAAGGATGCGGCCATGGCCGACACAACCAGCACGACACCCGCAGAGCCCTCCGGCGAATTTATCATGCCGAGCACATGGAACAGCAGCGAAGCCCTGCGCCTCGACGGCGATGCGGTGGAGAAGCTGGCGACGCTCGGCGAGCGCGCCAGCGGCGTGACGCTCCACAAGATCGAGTTCGACTACCAGGAGCCGGGCCTGCCACTGGAGTTCCCGGTGGCGATCGTCCACGGCGAAAGCCCCAGGCTGATCGGCGTCAAGGATCTGGCCGAGCAATGGCGCACCGCTCCGGCGCGTCGCGCCAGCGTCGCGCGGGTCGGCGACGTGGCCAGCTTCTGCGAGCTGACCAATCGCCAGAAGACCGAACACTCGGTCGTGTTCGCCGACAGCGACTGGAAGAAGCCGAGCCTCCAGGCGGTGATCGATTATCACGCCCATGAAGCGGACGGCCCCGCCGACAACGGCCGCCACCGCATCCGCTACGAGTTTCCGTTCTCCGATGAGTGGAGGGTCTGGCTGGAACACGACGGCAAGCCGATGGATCAGGCCGACTTCGCCGAGTTCATCGAGGAACGCGCGCCGGACATGACGACGCTGGTCGAGGCCGAGGCAGCGCATTTCGCGCGCGAGCTCCAGCTCGACCGGATCGGCACTCCGGCGCACATCTTCGAACTGGCCCGCGGGCTCGAGATCAACGTCGCCTCGAAGGTGAAACAGAACGTCAAGCTGCAGAGCGGCGAGGCCAAGCTCGTCTTCGAGGAGGAGCACTCGGGACGGGACGGGCAGCCGGTGACGGTGCCGGGTGCCTTCGCCCTGTCGATCCCGCTCTTCTACAACCAGGACCCGATCACCGTGCCGGTGCGGCTGCGCTACCGGGTCAGCGTCGGGGCGATCATCTGGGTCTACAAGCTCTTCCGCGTCGACCGGATGGTTGCCGAGGCGGTCGACCAGGCGAAGGCCGACGTCGAACGTGAGACCGGCTTGCCGGTCTACGAAGGCAGTCCGGAGATGGGCGCCAACGGCGCCATCGTCTGCCCGTAGGCGCGCCGCTGATGACCGCCCGCCTCGCCCAGATCGCCATCTGCGACCGCCGCGGCCCCGCGCACAAGGATGTCGGCGCCTTCGTCGACTCCGTCTGCGGCGCGGTGTCGATCGAGTGGCGGCGGGCGGGCGTCACCGGCATCCGGATCCTCGAGGCGGAACTCGGGGTCCCCGCCAGCGAGGGCGTGAGCCCGAAGCTTAAGGGCGGGGCAGACGAACCGGTGCAGCTTTTGCTCGTCACCGGCCCCGGACAGGCGCCGCTCGACCGCGCCGCCGTCAAGACCTTCCTCGAACAGCAGAGGCAGACGCCATGAAGATGCTCGTGACCGCCGTCCTGAAATGCGAGCGCGCCGACATGGATGCGCAGGCCGTCATGGACTGGCTCGACGAAGCCGTCCGCAAGGCCGGCCTGCCGATCGAGATGGCGCAGGTGCTGCCCTACGACCCGCCGGCGGAGCCCGACCCGACGCGCACCGAGGTCGCCATTCCCGAGCGCCCTGCGCCAGGCCCCTACGGCTACACCGGAGGCGACCATGGCTGACGGCACCCCGATCGAATGGACGGACGCGACGTGGAATCCGGTCACCGGATGCGCCGTCGTCTCGCCCGGTTGCACCAACTGCTACGCGATGCGCCTCGCCGGCACCCGGATGAAGCACCACCCCTCGCGCGCCGGGCTGACGCGCGACAGCAAGGCCGGCCCGGTCTGGACCGGCGCGATCCGGTTCAACGAAGGCTGGCTCGACCAGCCGCTGCGCTGGACGGCGCCGCGCATGATCTTCGTCTGCGCCCATGGCGATTTGTTCGCCGAGGGCGTCACCGACGACATGCTCGACCAGGTCTTCGCCGTCATGGCGCTGGCGCCGCAGCATGTGTTCCAGGTGCTCACGAAGCGGCCCGAGCGGATGCGGGAATACCTTCGAAAAGTTCAGGCGAACCCGCTTCGGCAGACGCGCCTCGCCGACCTAGCGGTGCTGCGCGCGCAGAAAAACGTCTCCTTTAGCCTCCCCCTGCCGAACGTCTGGCTGGGCGTCTCGGTCGAGGATCAGCGGCGCGCCGACGAGCGCATCCCGGTCCTGCTCGACACGCCGGCGGCGGTGCGCTGGATCTCGGCCGAGCCGCTGCTCGGGCCGGTGGATTTCGGCCCTTGGATTCCGACTTGCTATGAGTGCGGCGCATCCTGCGGACTCCGCTTGGCGGGGATGCCAAAGGTCGAGCGCTGCACCGAGTGCGGCGAGGAATGCGGCCCCGATACCGAGCCCGTCTTCTCCGAAGGTTGCCCGAAGTGTTCCGGCGAGCTGGAGCCAGTGTGCCCCGACTGCGGCCACTACATGGTCTACCAGCACCCCGACACCCCGAACCTCGACTGGATTGTCGCAGGCGGCGAGAGCGGCCCCGGCGCGCGGCCGATGCACCCGGATTGGGCCCGGTCGATCCGCGACCAATGCGCCGCCGCAGGCGTGCCGTTCCTGTTCAAGCAGTGGGGGAATTGGGCGGCGCTTCGGGCGGATGACGGTTCGTGGCCCGCCAACGCGGAAACCATGTGTCGGCTTCTGCCTGACGGGACTCGTCACTACGACGGATGGCCCATGCAGCGCGTCGGCAAGAAGACCGCGGGCCGCATCCTCGACGGCGTGACGCATGACGGCTTTCCGGAGATCCGGCCATGATGCCGCTGATTGTCGACAGCTTCGCCGGCGGCGGCGGCGCCAGCACCGGAATCGAGATGGCCCTCGGCCGCTCGCCCGACATCGCCATCAACCACAACGCCGCGGCGCTGGCGATGCACCTCGCCAACCACCCGGACGCCAGGCACCTGTCGAAGAACATCTGGCAGGTCGACCCGCTCGAGGCCGTCGGCAACCGCCCGGTCGGGCTCGCCTGGTTCTCGCCGGACTGCAAGCACTTCTCCAAGGCGAAGGGCGGCAAGCCGGTCAAGCGCAACATCCGCGACCTCGCCTGGACGGTGGTCAACTGGGCGCGGCGCGCGCGACCCTCGGTGATCATCCTCGAGAACGTCGAGGAATTCCAGACATGGGGCCCGCTGCTCGAAAACGAGAAAGGCCAGTTCGTGCCGGATCCGGCGCGCCGCGGCGAGACCTTCAAGCGCTGGATCGGCGAGCTGAAGCGCCTCGGCTACAGGATAGCCCATCGCGAGCTGGTCGCCGCAGACTATGGCGCGCCGACGACGCGCAAACGGTTCTTCCTGATTGCCCGGCGCGACGGGCAGAAGATCGTCTGGCCGGCGCCGACGCACGGCAAGCCGAGCGATCCGGACGTGATCGCCGGGCGCAAGCTGCCCTGGCGCACGGCGGCCGAGATCATCGACTGGTCGCTGCCCTGCCCGTCGATCTTCGAGACGTCGGAAGAGATCATGGCGAAGCACGGTGTCCGCGCGGTGCGCCCGCTGGCCGAGGCGACGATGGCACGGGTGGCGCGCGGCACGAAGCGCTACGTGCTGGATGCGGCCGAGCCCTTTGTGGTCCCTGTCGCGCCGGGGGCGCTCCCCGCCTCTTGGGTCGCCAAATTCCAGACCGGCTCGACCGGCTCGCCGATCGACGCGCCGCTTCCGACCGTTACCGCGAACAGCTTCCTCAAGCGCCCCGGCGGCGGCGCCCCGATCGGTCTGGTGGTGCCGAGCGTGGTCTCGCTGGCGCACGGCGACAGCGGCGGGCGCCGCGAATACCCAGCGACGGACCCGATCGGCACCGTCCACGCCGGCGGCCAGAAGTATGGCGTCGTCGCGCCGTCGCTGATGCCGCTCACCCACCAGGGCGGCGACCGGAACAACTCGACCGAGGAACCGCTGCGGACCGTCACCACCGCCCATCGAGGCGAGATGGCGATGATCGCTCCCGTCCTCACCGCTGCGCAACACGGCGGCTCGATCCGCGGCGCCGACGAGCCGATGCGCACGATCGCCGCCTCCGACAAGGATCAGCACGCCATCATCGCGCCGGTTCTGGCGCGATCCTCATCCGCGCCGGGCGGCCTCCCGGCATTTGATGGAGAAAACCATGACGACCAAGGTGACAGTCGATGCGCACGCCGGTTGGCCGGTGCTGGTGACGCTCAAGCACGGCGAACCGGGCCAGGCGAAGAGGGTCACGACGCAAACCGTCGAGCCGAGGACGACTCACGACTTTTACATTCACTCGGGCCAGCAGATCCTCTGCATCGAGGAGCAGCCGCCTGCGTGATACAGACAGGCTATGGCGAACGCCCAGGTCAAGCCCTACGCGCGCTCGACCTGGGCAAACCGCTCGGCACCGTCGTCGCCGGCGGGGCGAAGCAGGCGCTGGTCGCTGCCTTCCTCGCGCAGCACAACAACGACAGCCGGCGCATCGGCGGCGTGAACCCGGGCCAGCCTGCGGACCGGCCAGTCTCCACCATCACCGCCACCGGATCGCAGCAGGGCGTGGTCGCGGCGCACCTCTCTCACCTTTACGGGTCGAACAAGACGGCATCGGGCGGCGACGTCACCGAGCCGCTGCCCACGATCACCACTGGCGGCGATCGTGGAGGGAACCACGCCGCGCTCGTCTCGGCATTCATGGTGAAATACTACGGCGCCGGCATAGGGCAGCCGGCAGACGATCCGTTTGCCACTGTCACCACCCGCGACCGCTTCGGCCTGGTCACGGTCGAGATCGGCGGCGAGCCGTACGTCATCACCGATATTGGCCTGCGCATGCTGACCCCGCGCGAGCTGTTCCTCGCCCAGGGCTTCCCGGCTGACTACCGGATCGACGGGATCGAGTATCCGGACCCGGAGACCGGCGAGACCCGCCGCCTGACCAAGAGCGACCAGATCGCCTGCGTCGGCAACTCGGTCTGCCCGCCGCTCGCCGCCGCGCTGGTCGCGGCCAACTGCGCGCACCTCGCCGCCGGTGCGCCGGTAGCGACGGCGGCGCCCGTCCCCGCCTTCGCGCTCGAGGCCGCCGAATGACCGGGCTCGACCATCAGGGCAGCGGCCCCGCCGCGCCGGCGCCGCTCGACCCGGCGACCCGACGGGCGCTGCAGACGATCGAGGCCGCGCGGCCGCTCGGCCTGGCGCGGATCACCGGCGGCTTCAGGGGCATCGCCGGCCAAATCTCCGCTGCCGACGGTCTGGCACTCGCCGCGAAGGGTCTCGCCCGCATCGACTATTCCGGCCGCCACCCGCGGCTGAAGATCACCCGCGCCGGACGGTCCCAGCTCGGAAAGGGAGCGAGATGACCAACGCGAGATCCATTCACCTCGCCGGATCATCGATCGAGATGGAAGCCTCCGGCCTCACGACGACGCTCTTCGGTGACGGCAGCTTCGTGAAGGCATGGCCCGGCGCCAGCGCCGAGGATCGCGCCCGCGCCGTCTCCCTCGGCTATGTGAGAAACGACGCCCATCTGACATGGGGTGACCTGGTGCAGATGAGTCGTGACCACGAAGCCGGGCACGCCATTCTCGCCCACATCCTCGGCCTGCCGCGTTCGCCGACCCTGAACGGCGTCGCAGCCGGCGCCTACTGGCCGCATTGGCCGGCGGAAGAGAGCGCCGTGCTCGGGCTGCAGCGATTTGCGCGGCTGGCGGGCGTCGATCTCGTCGAGGTGGCGACGCGGCTGGCCACGGGGGAGAAGGTTTGATGGGGCGCCGTGCGGATATCGCCCGCGACCTCCCCCGCCTCGGATTGAACCGCGAGGAATCGGCCGCCGCGATCGGCGTCTGCGGGACGACCTTCGACAAGATGGTCCGCGAGGGCCGGATGCCGCGCCCGAAAATGATCGGCTCGAAGAAACTCTGGTTCCTCGAAAGCCTGAAAGCTGCCTTTATGGCCCTTCCCGAAGAGGAAGAGGACGGCGGCAAGTGGGATGATGTCGCCGCATGAACGACGTGGCGGCCATTCGCTTCAAATACGTCCACCGGAACGCGAGCCGGCACGGCAACGTGCGGTACTACTACCGCGAGCCGGGGAAGCCGCTGGTGCGCCTGCCTGACGACCCGACGTCGGAAGCGTTCGTCGCCGCCTATCACAAGGCGCGGGCCGGAGAGGAAGCCGACAGGCCGAAGCCGCGCCACCGGATCAGGGATGGCTCGCTGCGCGCCCTGCTCACGGCATATCTGGGCTCGGTCGAGTTCGCGGAGCTTTCGCCCGCCACGCAGGCGCAGAGACGTCGCGTCGTGGATTCGATCTGCCACGAGCCACTGCGGCCGGGCGCGGCGGAACTCTTCGCCGATGTCCCGCTGCCGGCCTTCAAGGCGAAGCATGTGCGCGTGCTGAGGGACCGGAAGGCCGATGCGCCGGCCGCCGCCAATCACCGCCTGAAACTGCTGCGCCAGGTGTTCGGCTGGGGCTGCGAGCACGAATGGGTCAGCCACAACCCCGTGACGGACGTGAAGGCGCTACGCTCCAAATCGGACGGGTACCACACCTGGACTGTGGAAGAGGTCGAGCGCTATCTCGAGATTCATCCTGCCGGGTCGAAGGCGCGGCTGGCGCTGGGCCTGCTGCTCTTCATGGGCATCCGGATTTCGGATCTGGCCTTGATCGGCCCCCAGCACCGGCGCGGCGACGTGCATGTATTCCGCCCGTACAAGGGCCGCGAGCGATCGCCGAAGGAATTGCATCTGCCGGTGCTGCCGGGGCTGGAAAGGATCCTGTCCACGTCGAAGACAGGCCACATGGCCTATCTCGTCACGGAATACGGCAAGCCCTTCTCGACAAAGGGGCTGGGTCAGCGGTTCCGCAAATGGTGTGACGCGGCCGAGCTGCCGCACTGCTCCGCCCATGGGCTTCGCAAGGCCGGCGCGACGATCGCCGCCGAGAACGGCGCCAGCGACGAGGATCTGAAGGCGCTCTTCGGCTGGTCGAATGCGAGAGAGGCGAACACCTACACCCGCAAGGCGCGGCAGAAGATCATCGCCCGCCGCGCCATCTCCATGATAGACTTCGGCGCGGGCGTTTCAGACATGATCGAGGGCGCCGACCGGTGTATCATCGCCTTGGATAAGTGACTGATTTCCCATAGCGGCGAAATCCACAACACCGCCGCCTAACGCATTGATTGCAATGCCTTGGCGAACTCCCTCCGAGGCCTCCACTGCCACGCCCCGCTCATCGTGTTCCGGTCAGTGCGTCCATTCGCGGGCGACCTCGCTACCGGCTGTCCCGGCCGGAATAGCCCCGGGAGCAAATCGAGTGGCGGCGCCTGCTTCGTCACCACCGCGACCTGGAAACATGATCGGGCGCTTCCGCCGTGCCGGTCGTGGCTTTCCGACACCTTCAGGGAACCAAGCCACCGACAGAGACTTAGCCTCGCTTTGGAGGTCGCTTCATGGAAGATCAGAGAAATACTGTTCCTGCCGGTTCGCACGGCGCCATCCGCATCGAGCGGGATCCCCGCACGGTCATCATCCGCCGGCACGACGCGGTGATCGCCTCGACGAAGAACGGGCTGCTGGTTCACGGTCTCAGCGAGACCCCCGTCTATTACATCCCCCGGCAGGACGTTTACGCCGAGCATCTGACGGAGACC